GAATGAGGACTTTGTCCATTGTCGTATTGATATTGTTATACAGTTTTCTTACTTCTGCCTGACCGGCTGCTGTAAGGTTGGCAGAGCCAACATAGAACTGGATATCTTTGGTACTTGAAGATGTTACTTCCCGGATTGGTGCAGCATCAAACTTAGGAGTCTGATTAAGATCTTCGTTAACCGGAGATTTTGCTACTACTGCTTCCAGAAACTTAGGATAAAAGACATCTTTAAATGCCGGATATGTCTTCATCTTTGTAGGCCACAAGCGCGCCATTTCATCACCGAACACGGTATATGAAGAGGCAGCAGGGCCACCATCGCCAGACTTCAGCCCGAAAGCTACGATAGCATCTTCGATTGAGAAGTTCATAGAACCTCCAACCTTAACCATCTTGCCGGACTTATCTTTAATCTCATGAGCTTTGAAGTTCTCATACCAGTAAGTTCCCTTACCTTCATCACCTTTGCCCATCCAGATTTTCGCTGAGATTTCGCAGGCTTTGTAGAGAGCTTTGTCATGAACCTTAATCTGTGCACCGCCAGCATAGGCAGCATCAAGGATGTTGATTACAGCAGCAGAGTTAGCATCAGCCCACTCTTTAATTGTAATCATAGCCTCAGGCATCTGCCAATAATAATCAGCAGTTGTTACGATTGGTACAAGGCCACCAATCTCATTGGCGATACGGACATCACCAGGAGTCCAGGTTGCGATAGCCTCGATTTTGATCTTTTTCTTGCCACCAGTCTGAACGCCATTACGAACAATAGGACGTTCCTCTGTATAGCCATCGCGCATCATGTCGACTACCTTCAGATAGTCTTCAGCTGCAACGATATTTAAGGCGTCAGGATCATATGTTTTCACATCAGGATTGATCCGAACATCGTTATCGCCGGCAAACTTGATTGGTATATTCAAGTCACCATCATAAAGAACTGCGCCTACGACGCCGCCTTTCATTGCCTTGGGATCCTTTTTCCACTTTTCAGGACCCCAGAAACCATCCTCATTATGTGACTTGCCAATCGAGGCAATGATAACAGGATGTAAGCCCATTGGCTCAAGAGCCGCTGTAAGGGCATTCAGGTAAGACGGAGATCCATCAAGCATGAGAGAAATGAACTGCGCACCCTTCTTTGGGTTACCGCCGGACTTCTTCCATTCAGTAGCAAAAGCAACCAGGTCATTAACCTGTTGGTCACAATTATCCTGATTAATAATACGGAAATTCGTAATACCTTTTGACTTCATGATAGAACCATCAGTTGTGATAGCTCCGCCATTTGCATAGTTGATACCATGCTGTGACGCCCATTTCATCTGAAGCATACGATACTCTTCACCAGAGCCGACAGCTTTTGAAGATGGGAATGGCAGTAATGCCACATTTGAAATGCCGGCAAGAGGAGCCGCACCAGACAGCGCGATTTTCTTTGGCATGATCATGTTTGCTACATCTTTACCAGGCATATAGCCATTACGAGCGGCCCAGAAATAGCCGCATACGAGCACAATTGCAACAAGCAATGTAGCTCCGATCTTCTTTGCACCTTGAGTTAGTGCCATGGACTATTGTCCTCCCTTGAGTATTCGTTGTGCTACAGGATGCAGTGGCCATTTAACCATAGCATCTTTATCAACGCCCTTCCAGACGTTGTTACCGTTCTCAGCAAGCCAATCTAACTTGCTAATGATACAGCTCAATAGAGCTTCAGCATCATGTTGTTTTTCTGCAGATGCATAGTTATATGCTACCAGATAATTCTGAACCTGCTGAACCTGGACAGCATTCTTCTCCCATGCATAGGTATTCTCGGAGATCTCAGTTGGTTCATAAAAGTTATCAAGCTCCGGATGACGCATATTCACCAGATGGATAAGTCCATCACCCTCTTTCCCAAGTGCTACAAGGTCAGGAGTAGGTACACCACTAAAGTAAAATGCAGCATCAAGATCGCCGGAAAGAACTTTTTTAAGCGACTCTGACGTAGAATAGACAGACTCGGTAAACTTAATACCAGTCCGTATAGAGATAAGTTGAGCAGCAACCCAACTACCAGAACCCACCGGACCGATGTTAACGCGTTTTCCACGAAGGTCTCCTACTGATTTAATACCAGTCCTATTGCCAGCAATGACTTGGATAGCATTCTTATACAAAGGCAGAAGAACGGTTATCTTACTCATCTTGGCATGATCTGTACGATCCTTAAACTTGAGTGAATCCAAAGGCGCAATGCCATAAGCAATCTCACTCTTAGTAAACATGTTACCAAGATTTGAGATACCGCCCTTAGACTCATAGATATTGATGTTCAGATCAGGACATGCGTTCTTAATATCCTTGCCTACCGCATAATAAGCAAGGTTAGTAGGGCCGGTGGATATCCCTATCTCGCCGGCGCATACGAGTTCGTGGCCAAAGAAGATAATACATATGAGTAAGAGTATTGATCTCACAGTTTATCTCCAGCCATGTCCTTCAGAGCCTTCTGATCGCTTGTCAGCTCTTTATGTAGTGTTTCATGGGTGGGCTCCTGCTGAGAGCCACCATGGGACGCCGAGGAACGATGGGCTTTCTTCACAGCTTTGGCCACATGTTGCTTTTTTACCGGAGGTGCCTCCACAGCAGGAACTGCCACTTCAATTTTCTGTGCTGGCATATTAGGATCAAAATATGCTGGCGTAGCAGGAGCTACAGTAGCAACTGGAGCCTCAATACTGAGAGGCTTCTGTACTTTATGTTTTTGAAAATAAAATCCACCACCTATGATGGCGGCTGCAACGATGGCTGTAATGCCAAGTTTTTTTGCACCTGAAGTCAGGGCCATTTCACTATCTCCTATTTCTTGAGAAGGTCCGCGTAAGAACGAGTTCCTACGGGTACTGCAATTGATTCTGACGGCTGATATGAAATCGAAGCTGTGGCAGCAGGAGCTGTAACTGAAGACATAAGCTGTTCAACAGAAACACCTTTAAGCTGATTGAACATGATGACGCCATCTGTTTCTTTGATTTCACGGTCAAGTTTGATCTCATCAAACCTTCCCTGACAATCATTGATAGCAGATTCTACACGGCCCATACGAGTCGCATATTTGTTGTTAAGGCTGTCAACAGCATCTTTACGAAGCTGATCCCACTCGTCTTCACCTTTAAAGATGGAACGAATGCTTGTCCAGACCTTATCAAGAGCATTCGAGGTAGAGTCATCACGAGTGATGCACTTCTCTTCATACTCCATGTCTTTGTACATTACTTCCAGATCTTTATAAGCATCATCAATACGCTTATATTGAGTCTGTACCATGTGAAGACGCTCAACGCTTTTCTTAAGCATCTCAGCAGCTTTCATCATGTTGCCGGCAGCAGAGTTAAACTCCCTTGTCTGGTCAGGACGACCTTCAAGAGCAGCAGCTCTTTTTTGAAACTGGGTAAAGTCATTCTTGAACTCAGTACAGTCAGCATTTATAGCGACTTCCTGTTTCTTTACATTGTCTTTACCACTACGGATTTCCTTCATCCGCTCCATTGCCTTGTCCTTCCACATCTTTAAGATGGTAAGAGGACTTTCATCAACGATCATCTGGCGCATCTTCTTGCAGAAGACCTGATACCTTAGCATCAGCCAGCCATCAATGAAGAGACCATGGATAAGCAATAAAGCAAGGGCGCAGAGTATACCGTAGGCAATGCCAGTACCGAGAGTCATCATGAGAACAGTGACTCCAGCGAGTATGGCTCCTTTAAAGAACACTAGAGCTGCGATGGCGAGTACAGCAATGCCGAGACCCCACGTGCCTTCTTTGGTAGACCAGAAATCTTTTTTAATTGGCTCATCGGCCATGCTACCCTCCAAGATAGATATCGAGTTTCTTACGCTCGGTTTCAAGATCGCTTGTTACTTTAGCAAGCGTTGCATCAAAATCTTTTACGAATCCAGAATACTGGTTCTGACGCTCAGAGATATCCTGTAGATTACGCAGGTTTTCTTCGGCAAGAGCAGACAACTGTTTGTTGAGATCTGCAATCTGACCGGAGATTGTAGTGTTTGTACTGATCAGAAGGTTGATCTCGTTACCGAGAGTTGCATCCAGGTTCTGCTGAAACGCAGCTTTTTCAGATGCCAGAATAGGCCCATAGCTATCTACTGCACTAAGCAGTGTAGCTTTATCTGCGCCTATAGATGCGGCCGCAGTTTTATACCGCGTTGCCTCATCTGCTATTACCCCAGCAATCTTTGCGGCTGTTTCGATGAAAGTTGTGTGTGATGTCTTATTGTTACTCATCGCACCCTGAAGAATTCCCATCATCTCAGCATTTACACCGCCAGTTGCAGAGCTTGTCATTACGAAAGCAGCAGGAGCAGCGACCACTGGAGCAACCTCAACTTTCTTCTCGTCTTCGAACACCAATGATTTCAGCTTATCGAACATGTTTATTCTCCAGAAAAAATATTTAGCTCCCACTTATCTCTGCGTTTTTGGGACGCTTTGATCGGCAGGGAGCCATTCTCCGTACTAGCATAAATAGTCTAAGTATAGTTGCCATATTTTAGTTCAAGGCAGTAGAACTCTTGGGTCTTATATAGCGATACCAATGAACGTTCGCTACTTTAACTCCTGTTATTATATTACTATGGGAGTTCTAACCTCCCGGCAGCTTGCTTGGATACCTGTCTCTATTACCCGCGGAGTATGCACTCTCTTCTCACCATTCGGTAGACGTCTTTCACCTAGCATATAAAACAGTACAAACGTTAAAGCTTTTTAGAAATTCAGGATTTGTGAAGCACCACCAGTGCCGAGTGATTGGCTCTGTGAGCTGATGGACTTACTTACGAAAGCTGCCAGTTTCGCCAGAGTTTCTTTTGTAGCAGCACCGGCATCGACAAACTGATCGAACTTTGCATCTTTCTCAAATGTGGCCAAGTATGCCGCAGTTGTCGGATCCGGTACGTTAATACCGATCAGAACGGTTAGCATTGATTCGATCTTTTCGCCTTTGCTGGCTTTTCCCTTCAGCTGAGCAATGGTAGTAGGAGTTTCTTTGCTTCGGTTGTCCATGCCGTCCGTGATTACGAACATGATACCGTTGACATTGAAGTCCTGGTCAACCAGGCTTTCTGCGTAATGCAGAGTTGAAGCGAGGGACTCGTAGGTTGCCTGATAAAGGGCTGTCATACCACGAGCCATGATGGCGTAGTCTGCGAAGTCGACTGCATTCAAAAGAATGAAGCCATGGACTTCTTCTACTTTGTCATCAAATTTGATCACACGAAGCAGAAGATTTTCTGCACGTGGACTCTTCGAGCAAGCTTCGATTGCTGCTCTCAGACAGCCTTCGATTTCTTTCTCAAAGCCAGATATACTGCCGGAAATATCAACGGCAATAGTAACGAGGGTATACTCGGTAGAACCGAGGTTTTCGATCTTTACTGCAGAAAACTGGAACGAGCTACCAGCAGCGCCGGACAACTTTATTCCTGTATCCATTGTATCTGTCATCAATTTGGGCATTTGCCTCTCCATTCGTTTTTATTGTTGGCCATTTAAGGCTGGCCAGACCTAGGGATCTCAAGGTTATTGACGATCCTCCACCACCTGGTTTAAGTCCAGGAACTATACGGTTGCCGAGGAGCGGCCGTCTCAGCTCCACTAACCTCTTGGTAACAAACCAAGGCTCTTTTGCGTTCATCATTCTGGTCGACCGTGCGCTTCCCAATCTACGAACACGAGAATTTGAGCTACCTCGGCAAATATGTTTCGGGCTTCTGACAGGATTCACACCTGCACTCCCACCACCCACGGAATTACTACACAAGGCTACATAATAGGGATCGCGTTTCCCTTATGGTTCACGCAAGGCGCCACGGTTTTTCCACCTTCGAAGGCCAAGCGATTGTCACCAAAGTCACCAGCTAGCAATACGTTTCTTTGCTCTTGCAGCCAACATTATACAGAACGTCCTTATGTGGAGATCTCCTTCACGATTCTTTAAAGAGATTCATAGAATGCATTTAAAATCATCTCTCGTAGAAGACTCAGGGCCCGATTTTAAAATTATATTACTGGAAACACTTTTATTAAGTTTACCCTAGTATTAAATCAGCCTATAAGTAAACATGGAGTTGTCTAGAACACCAGGCACTATGTGTTTTATGAGTTAGCTTACTACTCCCTTAAACGCCAGCTAGGGTGGCAAGGCACACGGACTTTTATTTTTCTTGGCCATACCGCAGTGCGAACAAACTCAACCAGTAAATCGTATAAATTTGGAATGCCCCGTTTGCGCTGGTGGGGCTAACCAGTTAAGGTTTTAACATCATCTAACTGTATCCCACACGGCCCACGAAGGACAAAGGGTGTTAGTGAGCAGAGGATTGAGCCTTAAACCTCGATGATGTGACTTGCCATTCCGGGACAAACGTATATGGTAGTATCACAAATTGGTGGAGCCGGCGGGAGTTGAACCCGCGTCCGAACCCGCTATATAAGAGCGTTTACGAGCGTAGTCCATGTTCTTAACTTTAATTCTGTACCCACAACATGAACAATGGTGATACAGTCATACATGCATAGTCTTAGCTATTAGGTACATGAGATCTAATAGAGCACTCCATGTGTGTGCGTATAGTTACTGGGAGTCCTCACTATACACAGCGCGTCCCTAAGGACGCGACTTGCTTAAGCAGCCATTCTCACAGCTACGAAAGTGTCAGCTACACCAAAAGATGCAACTGCTTTTACTGCTTTAACTACAGTGTTTTTTGCATTTATTCATTGGGTTTTTGAATAGGCCAACCCACCTATGCTCGAGACTACAAACTTTCACACGCCCGTCGAAACCTTTACGGCCCCAAAGAGTTATCTGCCGCCAAGGCACTCTCTCAACAGCGATGCCTTATTATGTTCTACTGGTTTTCGAACTTTTTTATACCAATTCATCTTGTGAAGAGACAGAATCATGTAGTGGCAAATTGTTTATTTGAAAAAGTCTACAGTAGTAGACAACTGCATGCCACGCGCAGTCATTTCTTTGATGAACTCCGGACCGAAATGTTCGATACCAGGAGCCAGAACAGATGAAGTTGCATCAGTAAGAAGCACAAACTTCTTAATGTTGTCTTCACCGAAGTTGTTTGCGATATCGCGAATTGTATTCGCAACGCAATGAGACAGAGCTTCGCCGCCGATGGCGATAACATCTGCTTCCTGCAATGTCTTGATCAGACCGGTATTCAGCATGGTACCTGGATCTTCCGGATCAACAACGTCAGCCATAACAGCTGAGTAATGCTCGGTCCAGTAATTGGAACCCTTGGTAACCTTGTCAACCATGGCGAAGTTATCAACTTCCCACTTAACAAGCTCACCATAGAGCTCGTCATGGATCTGATAACCAGGGCCGGCGATGTCGCAGTGTGTAGGCCAAATGCAAAGCGGATAACGCTTGTTGTTCTCCAGGTGCTCAACGTACTCAGTTGCACGCTTAAGCATACCAGGATGCCGGGTGATGAATTTGCCAGATTTCACATCAGCCGCGCTGATAATCGTGAAAGGCGAAGGGGACTTGCCGGTAGCTGCTTCAACCCAAAAGATTGGGTGAGCAATGTCGATCTGATGATGGCTGTCAAGTGTGATATGGATATCGTCGATCTTACCGCCAAGACGGTTGATCATCAGAGCCAGTCGCTTCATGTCGTTGTCTGCGCCTTCTACATACAGCGCACCGGTCGGTTTGCAGAAATCTACCTGCGGATCAATAATCAGAAGTTGAAGATTTGTTTTGCCCAATTGAGCCTCCATTATTTTTTCATTGAGAATTTATAAAGCTTTGAACCTTGTCTTACCATTATTGTTGATGCACTCCGAGTTAGCTTCATATCGTGCGTAACTGCTGGATCTTTCACAACTTTTATATCCGGCCTGTCAATTCTGTTAGAGAAGATATGAACCTCATCTTCATTAGTGATACGAACACATATCCCATTCTCCATAACAACAAAGTTAGGTACATGTAGCCCTGTATCTTCTTCCAGAGTTAGCTTATAGCTAGATAAATCAGGAGCAAACTTGAACATGAATGTATCAAATTTACCACCTTTAGCAGCTACAACTGAAGCAACACAATTCTCATACTTAGCTTCGAGAACCTGATACCCTTGTAATTCTTTTACTTGGAACTGAGAGCAGGCAGTCTTACCACTTGCTGTTCTGTAGAACAACATGAAATAAGGCACACCAAGAATGTTCTGATACACTAGCCCATTAAAGAGCTTAGTAGCATTTGATAGAACACTCCATGTCATCTTAATAGACGGGAATACTTTATCTCCCATCTCATCAAGCTCAACAACAGAGAGCTTATCATCATTCTTGATGTATATTGAGTTACCAATAACCATCTTCTCTTCAGCTGCCATATTGAACCAATTGCCAACAGAACTTTCCAAATGTAACATTCCGTCTTTTACATATGCAGCAACTGGTACACTTGATATCGGAGACTCAACAATCTCCATTCCATCATGCAAGGAAATACTATGCCTTCCCTTAGTGGCAAACTGCGTTGAGTAGGTCCATCCATTAACGAAGCCTTTTATAGGATATAGAGAATCCACAATTAGCTCCAGTACGAACTGATTACTTGCAATGATAGGTATGATTCTTGGTGCACTCTGAATGATAGTGCCGGCACTATTAGGAGGAGCAATACGCTCACCTTTCTCAAGGACGCGCATTAACCATTCTTTATATGCCTGTGGCACTTCATCTACCGATCTTACCGCAGAAGGAAGACGTACATCCTTATTGAAGATAGACACGTTAGCCTTCATTCGGCCTTCCATATCAGACTTCTTATAGTCAGGATGTGTGCCTTTATATGGATGTATACCCATAAAGAGCTGAGTCGCTATTACAGCAAAAGAGAACCAATCAGTCATCTCATTAAACTTAAGAGAATGATGATCACGTATCGAGGCCATTATAGCCGTAGCTGGGAAACTAGGAGTCTGCCAGCTATCTACATCAATGAAGTATGGAACAGTAAATGACTTCATATCCACCAGATAGTTCATCTCATTGCCATCAACAATAAGACATCCATTCTTATGTATATACGATGTATCTACAACCATACGTTCTACTAGTGTAGATGTAACTTTATTGTCAATATTGAACCGGTTACGAAAGTCATTAGTGAACAGCTTACAAAGCGCCACTGTATCCTTCTGCCAGTCCATTGTAAAGCCAATAGGTTGTTTGTTTGTATCAAGAATCACATTCTTAGGATTCAGAATGTTATCCTGAGTTAGCTTCTGAAGTTCATCTATCTTCGAAAGAGGAATCATCTTTCTAGGCTCAGAGTAGATCTTATAGATCACATTCCCTTTACCGTAGATCTTACCTTCACCACCTTCGGCAATAAACTCCTTATCTGTAAGGTTTGCCTCGTTTGGCTTTCCATCTCTTATAAATACTTTCAATAGAACCTCCAAACACAATGATGAGATAGATTACGAAGATTGTTACAGGAATCCACCAGATACGGAAGAGAATCTCCCAATTAACTTGGCGTTCCAACACCCACAACTGCCACAGTGTCATATTGCTCAAGTCCATAAGGTTCTCCTCTGTCATCTAAGATAGATTGGATTATGCGAACATAATCCGATTTAATATGATGTTGTGTTCTGAGTATTGCCTGAAGGTGATCAGTTTTAAGGTTCTTAAGTTTCTTAATCTTAAGTGGACCTTTACCTTTTGGGCCATATGTACCCCAGGTAGCAACCTTTTTTGCATCATTCAGCGTGCATTGGATATGAACAAGATCATTGATAATATCAATACTCAAGACATCCTCCGCATGCAACGATCAATTGTTTCTTTATCAGCTTTGCCTATTACAGCGAGCCGAGCAATTTGTTCATCATCAAGACATGACCATTTCATATCACTTGATTCAGATACAAGGATAAGTGGCTCAACTTGCATAACGACTGCATGTGGATATATACCAGAACCACAATGTAATGGATATCTTGAGTCTGTAGTTGCTACGAGATCTCCTCGTTTCATACATTCTCCCTTACTTTGGATTGGACATGGCCTTAGGTGCCTTCATAGGGCCACCGACTTTCTTTTCTTTAGCCGGTTCAGCCACTTTCTGAACTTCAATTACTTCAAGCTCTTGGCATGGGAGCCAAGTATCTTCAAGCATGGAGCCCTTGATTAACTCAGGTGACTGAACACCAATACGCACACAGCCATTGATCCATGTATTAACACCGACCACAAGGCCTTTAAACCCTGTGTTCACATGTTTAACATTATCACCATTACGGATAGTATTACAAACCGGAGAAGTAATAGGTACATCAGTACCTTCTACGAATTCAAGATGTGTTACATCAAACCAGAACCCCTCTTTAGGTGTTCCGTCATCTTTGAGTTCACGAGGTGTGAGAATAGCACGGTCACAGTTACTGAGATGAACCGCATATGCAGTTACGAGCCCAGTAAATCCAGTTACAAGATCTTTGGCAATTACGCCTAATTTTACAACGCTCATACATTCTCCTTGAATAAGATGCAGGACATACCAAGGTCGTCCTGATGAAATACTTTATGCTCTTTCTCGAGTAGCTCACAATGCTTAACTGCGCGCCTTTTAAGGAATTCACCAGCTGTCCCCTTAAACGCTATAAACGCCCTGTAGACGTCAACAGCCTTAAGGTATGGGCCTTGGGCACCATGAAAGGTATCAAGGCCATCAGAGGTCAATATGATAGCTCCTGGAGCTACTTTATGTGCGATATCAAGCGGCCAGTTATAATTGTAGTCATGATTGGCTATTAAATCACCATCTTTCCACAATTTGATAGTTAAACCACCATCACCGAACTGTTGCTTGTATGCTTTCTCTCTGTCTTTATTAAGCCAGTAAGAGAGATAGTATGGAGCACCACTTGGGAATGAATGTTCAGCTAAGAATACACTGTCACCAAAGTCCTCAATGATATAGCCATCACCATAGCAATAGCTATAACATTTAGATCCATGAACAGCAGTAACCATCAATGTAGCGTCAAGGCAAGAGATATCAAGTCCAAGATTCTGCCTTGTCATATCAGCATACTGTATAACTGTTCTGCCAAAGGCTTCACGGCCAAGCTCCATGAAAGATAAAAACCTCCTCGCTGTAATAGCGAGGATACGAGCGCCTATGTCTGTGTCTTTGGATGATGAACAACCATCACATACAATAGCGAAATGAATGCCATCCTGTACACCAGCGAGTGTATAGTCCTGACATACCTTATGACTCTTCCCAATCAGAAAGAGATTGTCTGTTTGTATATCCACGTTAGCTCCTTCTTTATAATTGGTATAAGAAAATTTCCCTACCATGCGCGACTGAAGCGTTCTCAATGATTCCCTCCACCATCTTCCATTCACCATTAGCTAAACCACAGCCAATACCATATGGAAGGCCAATCTTAAAAAGTGTACCTTCTCGTAGTTTCTTCCAGGCAGTATGCAATCTTGGTGGTCCACCAGCAGCATTATAAATTGCCTTTTCACGTTCTTTCACGTTAAGTAACATACGATTGATAGCGGCACCTAAGGCATGATAGTCAGTATAAAGCACATTGAATCTTCCAAAGTGTAACTGGCCATAGAGATTATAACAAAAGATAGCACGATCAAGATTGCAACTAGTGTTATATCCTCTTGTGAACGTACCAAGTTTTTCTCTTGGAGTTCTATCATCATCCTTAAATGCTTGATATGCTTCAGGAAATTGTAAACGGATTTGTTTAGCGATACCACTGCCCATTACGCCTTGGCAATTACACTGATGAGCAATGATATCACAATCGCTTTTAAGCAAATCACCTTTGACTATAGTGAGCATTAGTTTTCTCCTGAGTTAGCCTTAAATGTACTACGGGCAGCATCAAGACGTGTTAGCTGGCCAGGGACAAGTATCCTTATCGTTTTAAGAAATTCTCTTAATCCTGCTTCATGAGGTTTCATATATGCAGTACCAAGCTTCTCATAAAATGCTTTGATAAATGCATCATCCCCATATCCAGCAAGTGCATCTAAAGCACGCGTTTCAGCTTCTGATAACTTAACAGTAAGCTCAAAGTGAATTTGTGGTTCTGCACTTATTTTAGCCATGGCTAAATATCCCCTCAACTTTCTTATGAACTGGATGTCTGTTGCAGAAGGCCTCATACATCTTTTCTTCTACCCACCGGTTAGGTTGGATATTAGGATTGTCGGCCTGAAACATATAGCCATTGACATCACAAAAGTGTTGAGCAAAAGATGCAATAGCACCACTACGACAAACACCAGCATGACAATGTACAATGAGAAGATTATTCTTTTCATCTTTATGCCAATCCTCGAGAAACTCAAAGATATCATCAGCTTGTCTCGAGTCCATAAATTTATCTGCGAGCAGATGAGATAGGTTACGAGTAGCTTTAGGAGTTGTATCATCAAAATGCAATGACAACAATCTACCATTGTCCTTAAGTTCTTCTTCCTTAAACAAAGGAGCAAAGTCAGAATTTTGAATACTGATCATTAGGATATTATCCCAATCACCATATTGTGAAAATGTGTTATTGAGTACTTCTTTCTTGATAAGAGTAGCCAATGAAAGAGGTACAGCTTTTATTTTCTTTATCAAGGAGTCCTCCTATAAAAAGTAATGTAACTGTTTGTAATGCGCACATCAGTAAAACAAAACCAATAAACTTTAATTCGCTCATGGATAATGCTCCCTTGGTGGATTGCGGTCATACATCATACGCCACATATCATGTGATTCTGTAATATTATACAGTATCTCAGCATGTGAATGGATGAACTCAACCATACTTTCAAGTTGCGCCATAGTAATTCCGTTCAAGCGAATATACACAGTGCCATGATTATATGATTTATACATACCATCAATTCGTTCATATTTATGTTTTGTATTATATCGAGTGCTGTAGCCACGTGACTCAGCTACATTCATAGCTGCTTTCATATAGCAATTAACCAGCTCACTATTACCAGGATCAGGCATCAATATTCTGCCTGGATCATACGGCTTAGTTGCTGTCTTACACTCAATCTTAATTCTTTGAAACGGTGCTTTCTCTGCCATTACCGGAGTCTCCAGTCATATTGCAAGATACTCGAGCTTAGCTGTCTACCTTGACATTGACAAAATTCAAATAGTCTTTCAGCACCAGCATGTATCTCTTCAACATGTTTTAATAATGTAGTAGCACTTGGTGCTCTGAGGTGATCCTCAGTATCAAATACTACATATGGAAGTTTTTCAGCTTCTCTGTCTTTTTTGCCACGAGCGGGGAAGCGTTCATGCCTACCAGTGCCAACATAAAACAATAGCACTTCTTTGCATACACGAAGATAGCATAAAGCTATAGGATCATGTTCGATACTTCTACCTTTAAAATCAATTACATAGCAGCTTTTCTTAAACTCTTCTATGTATTCGATCTCAAGCTTCCGCCTCCTTCTGAATGGTATTAGTGCCATTTTTGAATTCCTCTGCTTCTGTAAGATAAGCTTCTACGAAATTATGTAAGCAGTCTAGAATTGTACGAACTCTAGTCTCTGTTATGTCCAAGTCAAAGTTAATACGAATGCCTCTTGGGCTAGCTCCCATGGCACAATGTAGACCATGCTCATTAACAAGCCAGCTATTCCAATATTCATTTTCAAAATGCGTACAACACATTACTTTATATATCATAGGCATATCTGTCTCAATGATCATGTATGCTCTATGACTTATCTTTTTTTGTTGACCAGGTTTAACAAACCAGTCTTCTTCCTCTTCAGTTGCTACTAGTGTTCTTGGTCGCATAAATACCTCGAGGGGCCCATTATAGGCCCCCCCTATCAGGTTGTATTAAGCTTCTTTGGGCAGAGGAACAGGTGGTTTACCTTTTATCCATGCCCCATCGGCTTTCTTTTGTACGGGTAATGACTTCTTGATAGAAGCCAAAGTGTGCTCTGAGCAATCGGGACAAACGCACGTACGTGAATGAACCCATTTGGTTCTCCACTCAGGCTTCATCTCTTTGCCATCACCGATCATCAGTGAGTCAAGGAAGCCACCAGCTTTAACCATTGAGGTATTAACTGGTGCTCCCATCGTCCAGACCTGAACCTTTTTAATAGGATCAACTTGGACGCCGCCGGACTTCAGACAGAGAATTGCTTTCTCGATCTTAGTCATGTTCTTAGAATCGTTAGGGAAAAGTCCCTTTCGTTCAGCCATTTGTTATTGCCTCGACAGCCAGATTGACCGCTTTCTTTTCTGCAAGTTTTTTGAAGAACACTTCCACCAGTTCCTGATGGTCAGCGTAGTACAATGTTGCCCATTCAGGCAGCTTATACTCTTTGAAGAACCGCTCAGCACGGCCAATGAACACAGCCAGGTCAGTAGCAATTGAATCAGGGAATAGATTCTTTACTACTTCAACACTTGTCTGTGAAATAGGACGCATACGAATGCCTTTCACGTCAACATATTGACGCAGTTCATCAATACCATTCGTGGTATCAATAACCTTGCGGAAATATGGATCACGCTCGACATAAGCGAGTGACCGGTTAAATGCGATATCTTCTGCTGTAATAGCGTCAAAGACATCAGTCTTAGAGCACAGTGAGTAACCGATACCGATTCCTCCCATACCACCTGGCATTGCCTGAGCATACATTACGCCTACGCGTACCATTTGTCCGGCTCGCCGCCTCTTGATGAACTGTTTCAGTTCAAACGGTTTTGTTTTCGTGTCACCCATCAGGTAACTCCTTTCTTTCTGCGCGCAATCTGCGTCGCTCTGTTTCTTGCTTACCTGAATAAGCTTTCATACCAGCGTACTTATTACCTTTTCTTACGCCGATCTTACGTTCAGGTATCATGGACATAGGCCCTACAACTGAGTCCATTGCCGCTGCCATTGCAAGTAATGTTGCTGCTGTCATGTTTCTGCTCAAGGTTAGCCTCCCTTCTTATGTGAACCGGATCTTATCATCAGGCTGAGCTTTGAAGTTATAAACTTCTTCCAAAGCCTGCAAATAAGTTTTCTTGTGAACCTGCTGTTTTACTTTCCCTGATTGGTAAGCAATCTTGGAAATCATACGCTTTGGCTTATAAGCCGCATTATTCATGATATCCATGATAGCGTATATAAATTCACGATGCTTATAGAATGATGGAAAATAGTCACTAAATTCAAAAACATGATTAGCAACTCTTGTGGCAAACTTTAGATCTTTGATCTTGAATGTGCCAAGCTTGAACATGGAAAGAAGTATATTAGCTCGCTCGCCATTTGACATCAACGCGATACACGTAGATACTGGGAACTTATATTCTTCCATAAATTTCCTGAAAACTATATAGTCAGCATATTCTGCATCAGCATATGCATTCATAAAGTTCTCAAGAGTCCATGCCTTTTGAAGAGAGTTAATTGCAATTTCCTCAAGGAATGAGGTTGTAGAGTTAACGAGATAGTGAAATTCTGCATCACACTCTAATGCCGCAAAGTATCTATGATGGCCATCGAGTATTACTCTTTGAGCATCAACGATTATTGCTTTAGTAGGAATAAAACCATAATCATGTATGCTTTTTACAATATGAGCATATTGTTCACGATCATCTTGCTTTATCCGGTTGATGGCATTTGGAAAGATAACTCCTTCACCTTTGCCTTTACATAATACATGTCTTCGTTCTTGTGCCATTGGCATCCTTTCTTTTCTGTTTTATATTAGGTGCAAACACCTATTTCCTGTAAAAGTTCATCAATCATGATTTCATCGCGTCTACTTTCACGAAGGAATTCCTGATGATCAATCATACGGTCAAGATGTTTTTCCCTACACGGGTCACACATCTCATCAACGTCAGAGTGATCAAGATAACACTGACACATACTCTTCCTGGATCCCATCTTTCCTCCTTAGCTTAAGTAGTTGAAAACCTTACATTGTTCACTGTTACATTTGTAGCTGTACCATAAGTCATAGTCCAAAGTGTATCTGTTGGCATACCAGCAGGAGACCAATAGATAGCACTACCTCTACGGCTGTTATGATACGCACGTTCATCTCGACGATTGCGCTCAAAGTCAGCCAAGACTTCTTTGAATCTATGTTCTGATACTTTATGAAAGAATGGTATACGCTGCATTAAAGCAGACATAGTCATCCTATCAGGGTCAAATGCGAAACAATGGAGAGCATGACATGGTGTTTCAGATCTATTTGTGATTTGCATCTCATCTAGAATCTTTATGTTATCAACATGCCACGCATATCCATGTATATTCCTTCTTATTCCATCATAATATGCATGTAGCACCTCATCAAATCGCTCATGAGGGCTCATTACAATTAAGCATGGAACATTGTCAATCGTATGCCAATCTAATACCATCGGCAATATGACAAATTCTTTCTTTGGATCAACAGAATTAACAGTTACAAGCATAGGTTTCTTAGGCTTGACTATACGTTTCTCTTTTTCCAGATTAGCTTGCTTACGCTCCCAATTCATAAATCACCGTATTATGCCCAGTGACAAGGCTATCAGGGATGCATCATGTGAGCTACTTTTAAGATTAAGAGATTCTGAATGACCGAATGCATTAACTTTAATTTCTTCACCATGTGCACCTCTTACAATCTCCAACTTAAAGAAGCCGGCAGATGTAGGTACCTTGCCCTTACATGTTAAATCAGTATGTTTTATACCTCCACAGAAGCACACAGCCATACTGTGATCATATACAATATACTTATATTGCATGATTAGCCCTCAATATTAGGGCGCATCATTCTTTTGATATCCTCATACTCATAGCCATCAGCTTTGAGTGCACCGATAAGATTACTCATATCAGTAGCAAGAGTATCAAGATCAAGATCATTCTTGAATGTCTCAATCTGTGTACGACGCTCAAACTGAAGAAGGTCATCAATTGTACGTTTGAGATCATCGCGCTCACGCACAAGACGAAGAGTCATATCACTCGAGTCTTTGAGCAATCTAGATACCAAACCGAGATCACCCATTGTTGCATCAAGCTGATTGTTAACACGAGCAACATGTTCACGCAATACACTGAGTTTCTTATCAGACTGAAAACAACCTTCACGCAGCATCTCACGCTCATTGACGAGCAATTCGATCTGATCTTTGAGTCCGCCGATAATACGCTCTTGACGGGCATTAGCAGCCTGCTCACCAGCGATCTCTTTGTTCTTGTTAACAAGGATCTTACAAAGATCATCAGTATACATGTAGTTACCAGACTCATGCATCTCCATATTCCCCGAGGCCAATATCATTCTTTTGATTACCAAGGCAATCTCCTTATACGCTAGCGATACTCATATCACCAGCTCTGTGTTTGATAGTTGCTTCATTGCCATCAGGCAACACTACTTTTGCGAATGCACAAGAACGAACAACATGATGCTGAAGGATAGACTCAACGCTCTTAACAACGAGAGCTACCTCTTTGCGCTGCATTGTACTATAAGACAAGATAATCATACACAATCCTTTCAATCGAGTTGTTTTCTACAATGTTTGCAATGTCCAAAGAACATGCCACCATCATCTTCACACTTATGTTCAGGTATGTGCTTAATATCGCACGCAGGACAAACAACAATCAACGCAGGCAATGTCGGTATGAACTCAACATTAGCTCTTGAATGTATATTGTAATCGAACTGACAGCCACAAGCATTGCATTTGAGTATGCCTTCGCCATGGCTAATCTCTTGTATAATTGTAAATACTTCCAAATTAGCCTCCCTCATACTCAGCAATCTGTGTTTGAAGTTCTTCTACTTCTTTCTCATTTGCAATAGAGCGCTCATATTCACACTTGACACATCTTCCACGAGGTGACAATTGCATACCAGGCTTCAAGCAAACATAACAGTTACTTACTACCATGCTGCCACCTCCAGTTAGATATTAATCATAACAATTACAATGGTTTCTTTCTGTATTATCACGACCACAACGTCTACATCTCCATGAATGGAATCGTTTCATGATCACCTCACCAGTCGATATCAATCATGTATTCACCAGCAGGCAATAAGCCTTTAGCGTGAAGATCATTAGCAATCATCTGCACATTAGGATAGAAGTTTCTCTCCCACCATAAAGATAGGCCATAAGCTCTATTCCATTCATCTTCTGAAGCTAATTTTTCTTCAGGATCGCGCTCAAGCCATGCTTTAAAGCTCACACCCATCTCAGGGTGGTTAACTTCTTCTGGCACAGTATCATTTTTATAGTCATCTGCATGATCAGGGACAGTAAGATACTCATGACCACGAGGCTTACAATCATCCTGTTGCTGGAATGAATACATTCTATTGTAAGTATCAACAACTAGCCTATCCCATTCTTGAACAGTAATAACTTTTACATCTTTAGTTTTCATTAGGCTCCTCTCTATTAGGACAACCTATTTCTTCACAATCGAAACAGATATTGTCACAGTTGATTGTAACACTGCTCCTCATTAGCTACCTCCGTAACTCTTATAGCATTATCAACAATACGTTGTAATTCACAACGAGTTATTAAAGAAGCATCAACAAATAATACGGCACCAACTTCACCATATTCTGGACAATAGCCATGCTTATCAAGCTTACGCCCTAATTGTTTAAGAGCATGAGACCAATAGCCTTCACATCCCTCATAACCAAGTTTATCATTGATCATATCAGATACAATATCATGAAACTTACATTCAGCTGGTGTAAAACCAGAAGTAGCTATTTCACTTCTACCATAGATATAAGCCTCAACAACAACGCAGTTGAAATGTGAATCAGGTTGATCAGCATCACCTTTTACAAGGCACTCATCAACTGCTACGTACAGTTTCATCAGGAACCTCTTTAACATCCCAAGTAATACCATGCTCAGGACAGAAGAATTTACCAGGGTACATACATGTAACATGTTTACCACATTTACGACAGACCATCATACTGTCTCCTCCCAATAGCGATCAAGACTACGTGAGATATACTCCTCACCTAATACTCCAAGAGGCTCAGCTCTCTTCATAATAGCAGTAATATGAACCTCACAATCAGCCGCAACGATAGCTCTAAGATCCTCAACAAGCCTAATAGCGGCTCCTCGAGTTAGCTTCTCAGCAGGTACAAAGTACATGTTACCTTTCTCAGTAAGAAAACCATACGAACGGTTCTTCATCTTATACCGCTTACTGATACCAGGATCAATCCACTGTTCACACCAGTCATAACCACGCTTATCAAGTAACTGTATAAGCTCGCAATGATAACGATAAGATATACCAGTAGAGTTATCCTCATCATTGTTATAAGGGAGAATAATAACAGTCTCATCATCTACCGGATAGTAGTCAACATAGATCTCTCTTCTCATAACGGACGAGAGTTATCAATGTTATAATAGTTCCAGTAACCATCACGCTTGCTATATACTCTGAACAAAGCCTCAGCCTGTGTATGAATGAATTCAAGATTCCTCAACACAACAGAAGGTGGAAGAGGCTTAACATGATTATACACAGCTTGATACTTATGCTTCAGTTCAGCAGGCTCCTGAAAGCAATCAACAAGAGGACTCTCACCAAGCCGATATTTTCGAAACATCATTATAACAGCAGCAAGATAACATTGATGCAATCTTGAATTAGAAGATCTCTGTACAAGCACAGCAAATCGTAACTTACCATGCTTACTCTCCGCTGTACGAACATCACCCATAGTGACATCTAAACGAACAAAGCCAGGCGTACCAGTAGACAGTATACTGTTCAACGTAATAGGCTGGACAATAACCAAGCCTTTCTTATTTATTTTTGCCACGAGCTCGCCTCCAGTCATATAGAATAAAGCAACCTATCGCACAACTAATCAAGGATCCGATCAATGCCCCAAAGCACGACAAAAAACTAAATAGCTCTCTCCACCCATTAGGATGAAGCTCACCATCAGATCTCTGTATAACCATACGATCACCAATAGACCATTGACTATATTGCGCAACAGATAATTCCACATCAAATAGAGTACCATCATCCATACGGACACCAACAATAGGTCTCGTAAGAACATGAGACTTATATGTATGTTCAACTTCCATCTTAGCTATAACCGTAACTGTAACAGGATACCTTCTCATGTAGTCATCGTTGAATGCATAAACATAACACAACAGAGTAACAACAAGGATCAATTGAAACCAATGCTTCTCCTTCATACATAGACTCCTATTAAACCACCAACAACAATTAGAATAAAAAAACCCGCTATACCAAAGAAGGTAATAGCAGTAAAGTAATAAAGCAATAAAGCAAACTCCCGATAGGGATAAGACAACTGATCAAGATAATCTGACATGATAACATACTCCAAGTGGGTTAGCAAGGGGGAAGCAAAATATATAGTAAAGTAAGGGGCTTAGAGAGACATGAGATTAGGCTCTCCAGGTTAGCTCACGAATATGCAATGATTACAGGGTGTTAGTAAAAATGTGGGGTGTTCCAGTGTAACAAAAAGAGGACTATAGAGAAAGAATAGGAAGTTCCTGTAAAAAGTTCCAGCAAGTTCCTGATAAATATAGAGAAAGTTCCTGTAATAACAAGAACAAAAATATGTTCCAGTTATAATAAATAAAAAAGAATTATGCGCTTTAAAGCTATGGAAATGGGGAAAATATCCTAGCGAAGCATACTATCTTTTCCTCTCTTACCTATCTACCTATCATCATTGAGTTTTTCTACGGACTACGATATGGCTCAAAGAACCTATTATAAACTACATGTCCAGCATTTCGTCCAAGGGATGGACTAAGAGTGATGGGGGATATTAAAGCTTACAGCAACAAGTTCCAGAGTTAGCTTCAGTAATAAACTATGCCTATTACTATGGCAATTATATTACTGGACTGCCACACATGATTAGTAATAACCTTGTGCGTGTAGAGTTATCCGTAACCGATGTGTGGGACTTAACCCATTCAGACTATCATTACGCGATAGAGCTCTAAGCTATCCTACTATGAGGTGGTGTAATCTTCTCATGTATGACAGTCCGAGTAATCTTTAAGCTAGTAGTAGTGACTCCCAAGGTCAAGGCCTTTGTCCAGAACAAGCTGGATCGTAATCCAAGGTGTGGGATGTGTCTAAGGAGTGCCCTAAGGCTAGCGTTCTCATCTAACTCTCAGGGTTAGCTTCCGCAACTCTCCTACTACTAGCTACTGTTAGGACTCAAGCTCACGTTTAAGAGCTTCGTCGTCCTTTAATTTGTCCAGCGGTATTACTTGACCCATAGGGGTGTGTTTGAGTAATAAACGAAATCCACAGTTTGTGCACGTGAATGTATGCATAATGACGCAAGTAGCTCGTTTGTCTTCGCACACTTCACATAGCAAAGGTCCTTTTGTAAACGGTCCTGGCATATGATCCTCCTGGATGCAAAAAGTGGGGCACCTCAGGCGAGGCACCCCGATGTTCTACGCTCCACACGCTTTGTGAAGTTTTTCTTTAACGGCTTTCATCTGGTCTTCAACCTGACGGTCGATTTCCTTGGACTGAATACGGATCTCACCAGCTTTCTTGGTGGTCTCATAGGCGTCCTTGACATTCTGGCCGATGTTGCTGAAGAAGCTACCGGTTCTGGCTATTACACCAGAGGCAACTACTTTAGCGCCATTGATAATGGTTTCAGGTTCAGGCTCACACCCTCCTGCGATAAGCAGCTTGTTTATCTCTTCGAGACAACCTTTGTGCATTGCTGCTGTATTCCTCAACATCTGTTCTGCTTGCGGTGTTATTTTGGACATGATAGTCCTCCTTATTATGATTTCGAAGTTAGCTTAATAACTCCAATGATGATACAGAGTAGGCCCACACCCATACAGAGTAAGAATATAGGTTGAGTTAGTAATTCAGGAACCCAACGGAATATGTTATACCAGGTGTAAGCAGTAAAGAAAAGGATGAATAGTACTCTCCAGTTCATATTGACCTCGTGAATAGTTTTTTAGCTTTAGGTTTAGGTGAAAACCAATTGCCTATCGCTTTGAGTCTACGTACAGCCCATATAACAAAGGCAATGGCCAACACGAAAGATATGTTGATAAAGAATGAGAACATGGCTTGATACACCACGTACCATAGGACAAAGATGAACAGGAAGATTAATACCGTGCGGAAGTGCATAAGAGCTCACCTCCAAACTTTTTTGCTTTCTTAGCTCCTACCTTTGTACAAATATACACAATAGATAGAAAGCCGAATGTAATTGAAGCACCTAACGCTATTGTGCCATCAGCGATTGCCAGTGTGCGTGCTGCTAGTGCACCAAGAGCAAAGTCGGTTAACAAGAGTGTCAGGTTGTTATAGTTGATTGTCCTCTTGATCCAACGTGGGAGGAAGAGAATAATTACGAACTTGGAAATGAATAACATTGTCCCAAGGATAATGCCAACCCATAACACTTGCATCATAAGAAGTCTCCTCCTTTCTTGAGATAGCGTCTGAACAATAGTTTTGTTAACCAGTCAGACTCATGTGTTTCTCTTGCTATTTGATAAGCAAGAGCTCTGCGTTGATTCTCGAGGTCTTTCAAGCGTTTATATTTACCTGGTGAGAAGTTACAAACCACCCAAGCAATGGGTAGAAGAACAATACAGGTTAATACTGTAGCTAGTATGGCTAGTATTGCCATTACAGACCTCCTTCCGAGAAATTGGTGGAGAGCTTTGATTCGGACACCGCTGCGCATAACACGGTGCTGCTCCCCTTACCTTCTGCCTATAGCCTGACATCAATATGTGTCGGGGCCACTATGCCCATTATAGGTGTCGCATGGGCTAGACGGGGTCAGGGATCTACTGTACACTCGGCAGTGCCAGGTCGCGCTGTAGTCTTTACCCCGTAGCTCTTCAAAGTTAGCTCTTGTTGATACCCAGTCCAGCGAGGGCAGCAGCAATCCCTTCTTTGATTTGTGTGGCGACATCCTTAGAGACAACAGCTTCAGGTGCTGGAGCTTCTTCGGTGGTAGGAGTCTTGGCAGCAACTTCAGCAGCCATGATACCGTCGATCTTTGTTTTGGTTTCTACGCCGTAGTCAATGAAGGCTGTGATCTCTTCACGGATAACTTTGCAGATGGAGCTGATGTTTTTGATATTCTGAATAGCTTCTTCAGCTGTGAGTTCAACTTCATACTCAAAGCCACCGATCTTAACCAGGACACCGTCGATGTTAACCTGTTCGTTGTGAACCAGGACTTTTGTGGCTTCATCTGCACCTTCGAAACGCTGCTTAAACGCTAGTGGTGCATCTGCCTTTTTAAGCAACTCGAGGGTAATGCCCTCCCATTTATTCCTCATCTTCATGGTAATGCTCCTTTATCCGTGAAATGTGTAATCTTGATAGCGTTTTGCACCAACAAGAAGTCGAAATCGTAAACGTACTAATGGCTTTGCATCTTTAAGCAGTGCCTTTATTAGGCGGTAGTTAGCAGATGCCAACTTTTCTGAAGCATCCATAAGCCTCAGTGTTGCTATGGTACCGATGATAGAGTTACGCTTTAGTCCAATAAGGCTGAAGAATAACAATGCAACTAGACCACCAATGCCAATTATGAGAATGTTACCACTCATAATCATATTCGTCTCCTCCCTTTAGTGTGATGGTAAGAGCGCCTTAACTTGGCTTTCTTTTCACAGCTAGCTTTGTACTTCTCTCGCCAACTGAACACAAAGTTTGGGAACACAAGATCCATGAGTGTTGCACATGCTACAGATAAACTAACTGTACCTATCATGGCTCTTTCCTTCCGATGTGGTACCCTGCGCAATAAGTGCAGAAGTAACCATGTATTTCATGACCAGCTGCCTTGCTACGATTACCAGCGATCTTATCTGCTTCTTCTTGTGAGCCGTATCTGTTCTTACGTCCGCAAGAATTCCATACGGCATCGAGTTTACGAATTTTATCACCCACCATGATGCTATCCATAGTAATGGCCAACACCTTTGTGTGTGAGCTTGAACCAATAACGTCTGAACTTAGAGGTATTGATACCCTCATAGACAACATCATCAGCAGCCTTTTGTGAATGGTAGAGCTCAGAGAGTTTTTTGTACTGAGCAGGGGAATACAACATAGAGAATAGTAGTATGATCAGTACGACCAGTAGTATTATTCCTATGACCAACAACTTGTTTTCATACATCATATGGAGCCTCCTACACTAGTGAGATAGATACGCCCACAAACTTGAGCACGCTATCAACTATAAGGTACTCAATGAGTATGTGAATCGTATAGGTGATGAGGCCTACTATGGCAGCCACGAGCCAGTTCCTTCTGATCCATTGAAACATGTTACCACCTCCCAAGAAGAGGGTGTTTGCGTGCTGGTTGTAAATATTATGGCTGATAAGATAAAAGGAAGGGACTCCGGTTCATAACTCCGGAGCCCCAACAGGTTTTAAATCTCGACAGCCCCAGCAACAGGGGTTTCACCGGCAACACCAGAGATGGCGGCGTCAGCAGTGAATGCGGCATTACCACCGATAGGGGCAGCAGTGTCGCGGGGAACACGGACTTTGAACATATCCGCAGCAGCAGCCTGACGGCCAACCAGACCCTCGATAGGGTTCTCGGACCATGCGCCCTGCTCAACAACGATTTCGGTCAAACCGGACAGCGTGGTGGTGGTACGATTGGCGCCTTCGCCATCAACCCACGGACGCTGTGACTGCTTCTCTGCTACGAACGACATTACATCGCCCTGCTGCAAGAACTGACCGACGGAATGAAACGTGGCCTCGTTCTCATAGAAGTTCACCTTGTCACCATTACCGAGCGTAACACTGATGGCCTTCTGCTGCTCCTGCGTCCACTTGTTCGTGATAATGGACCGGTCCAGTTTTCCAATCACTTCTGCCGTTACTACAATTTTCTTGGCCATGATATGACCCCCTTTCAAAATGACCTGCATAAATACAGGCCTTACTGCTTTCAAGATTAGCTTCGGTACAAAATAGGAAGTTATTTATCCTATTCAAAGTTAGCCGGTTTTAAACAACATTACCGTACTAACTATCTTTTCAAAATTAGCTCACTCTACACTAATTTCATAGATAGCATGGTTCACCAAACACCAACACTAAAACAAACACCGCCCACGCCTACCCCTTCATAATTAAACGTCCGTCATAATTAAATTTGCGTGGAGCAAAATGTGTTAAAGTACTACAATACACAGTACTATGCCCTATGCACGGCGGTGATGCAATCATGTTACTATGCCACATGGAGGCGGTGAAGCGGTGTTACAATAGTGCACTACTATGCCATGCACAAGGGCAATAAAAAAAGGCCACCCCGAAGGGCAGCCTTTAATGTTATCGCTTGACTATATTGTACATAACACCAGCCATGTTTACTGTCCCAAGTATCTTAGGAGGCAGTGGAACAAGTTCTTTCTTGATATATACTACTCCGTTAAGATTGATCTCATCCATAACCTCAGGCACTCTCACGGGCATAGGTGCGGGCTCTATTATTGTACACTGTTGCTGCACTGGTACGTGTATAACTGGCGGAGGCCTGAATGCCTCTACCATTGTTGGGGGAGTAAATGGTGCACCAAAATGGAAACAACCAGGCGATGTTCTGCACTCATATGGTATCTTCCTATTGGTAGCTCCAATAAGTTTGAATGTGGCATTATATGCATCTGCCGCTCTTTGTGCTTCTGGAATATCCCTGTAGACAACCTTGCCACATGTCAGACACTTGCAGTTAGTTGCACCGTTCTCACGAATCTCCTGTTCAACAACTAGATTAAGAAGTGATTTGTCTATGGCAACATGCTTAGTCCTACCTGGTTTATTGTATCTCTTTGTCATTTACTATATCCTTTCGGGCAGTTTAACGACATGCCCAGGTCATTAGTGTTAGTCCATCTGGGACAGAGCAATAGCAGCCTTGATGGCTTCCTTATCAGCAGCCTTCTGACGGTTGAGCTGGAGAGCAGCCTTGATCTCCTCCATATGAGGATTCACGCAAGGGAACTCACCACGTGCCACAGCGCGCTTGTTGATGAGCTCAGCCAGGTACAGAGTGGCTTCCTCAAGCACGTTCCAGATAGCCCCACCAGTCTTAGCGTAAGGCTGTGTGGTTTCCTCACCAGCATCGTTCAGCATCGGCTTAGTACCACGACCAAAGCCCTTAACACCGAGAGCAACAGCCAACTGACGCTGGTACTGGATAGATGCAGGGCACTCAGCATCCGTGAACATATTAACCATCTTCTGGTTGATGAGTGAACGATGAGTTTCCTTGAGCAGACCAAAGGCCTCTTTACGCTCATCTTCTGGGTAGGAGAGATACTTGATACTCTCAGCCTTGTGATTGTTAGCCATCCAAACAGCCATCTCGTTAACAGATGCCCAGTTGAATGCATACACACCACCCTTGGCATGATTGGCCTGAATCTCCTTCTGCAGGTTGTTGCACTGCAGGAACAGCCACTCAGAGTCATTGATATCGGAGTTCTTCTCGATACCCTTGATACCCTTCATAGCCACGAAGAAATCATGGTAAGGATGATCAGCGTGTGGCTTGGCATCATTGATGAGCTTGATGCGCTCCAAGAAGCGACCAGTATCCTTGAGGTAAGGCTTACCAGCATCCTTACGCAGCAGGCGGTAAGTGAGAGGAGCATTCTTAAGCTCAGCCATCTTACCATTGACACCGTAGGTCTTAACGATCTCAGCCTTGGCATCATCAGCGACACCAGCATCAGTATGCTTGAGTCCATCAATAGCATCCTGGCGCAACTGAGAAAGAACCATGAGTTCAAGCACAGTCATGGGATTACCCATGTACATACGCTCCTCAATGATCTGGCGAGTAGTGAGGTCGAGGCTACCAGTATCGGCAGCAGACTTCAGTACGGACAGTCCAACAGACATATGCTCATTGAGATATGCCTCCATGGTTGGCAGCTTAGCAGGGAACTGCTTAGCGGTCTTAGCCTCAGGCACAGGACGGCGGAGGCACTGGAACATACGATCACTCGTATTAGCGATGAGTGTCTCGTACTTAATGGTATCGCCATCCACATCCCCATACATGGAGTAGATAGCCTGCCACGACATGAGTATCGCATCGTGAGAGTCATTGAAGCCAGCAACAATGAAGGTCATGAGATTGGAAGGCCCAACGTTCGGGTCACGTCCAAGGTCAATCTTGTCACCAATAGCAATCTTGCCCACAAACTTTGCAGTCTTAGGCAGAGTGCAGTAGTACTGGAGTTTGCCAGTCTCAGCTTCGAGAGCATTCTCCTTGGCATCGAGAGTATCGCAGCCCTGGATATAGTAACCATCCTTGTCAATCTGGACCTTGATACCGTTGTCCTTGTAGTAGGACTCGAGGCGAGAGTACAGGGAATCGCGGAACATGCGAGGTGCTTTCCATCCACCATTGATGTAGCGACTGAACATGAGCTTAACAGGCACGCCAAGAGCATCTTCCCAACGTGCATCCTCATCAGCAGTGAGAACCTTGAGGATGGCTTCCAACTCCAACTCAGCAGCATGCTTGATGGTCTCAGCCTTGTCCAAGATACCGTGGCCGTTGAGAACCTCGCGAGTCCTCTGCATATCACTGTTAGCAACACACTGTGCACCCATGGACGAAGACCAGGACTTCATCTTGGTCTTGACATTGCGGATGTTGGTGATAGGGATCTCCAGAATATCCCCATGCTTGTAATTCCAAGCGAGAGTCTTGAGGTTATCCTTCGTGATGAAGGCATCCTGGGTTTCAGGGGCATAGCCATGACGTTCACACTTGCGCATGTACTCATTGTCATCGGCATACACCTTAGCCTTGATGGCAGGCATAACCTTACCAGCCACATCGAAACCAGAGGCACGCATCTGCCAGTTACGGTTAATCTTCTTAACCTTGGCATTAGGCTTAGGCAGACCAGTGCTGTGGTCGATGTCAGCATGACGCCAGAACTCCATCCACACCTTAGTGATGATGTCACCATCATTCTCAGGGTAGCCACCAATGGTGAGCTGTGCATCCAGTACACGGAACTTCATGGTCTGGATGTTGGAGTACTCAGGCTTGATCTCAATGCCAGTAGGAGTCATGATCGGCAGGATCACTTTCCAGAGGTTGAGCGCACGGACATCGCACCCAAAGAAGGCATCCCAATCACGCTTAGGCAGTACGCCCATCACGCAATCCTCCTTCTTGATATTCCCAACTGCTATACGAATGTCGTCACCAGTCTTACCATTGGCAACGTCATTCTTTGTGAGCTCACGCAGATAGCGCTGGAGACACGCAGCCTTATCACCGGCATCCTTGGATGCAATGGTGACAAACTTGATGCCAGGGATATTGCGGAAAGCAGAGGCCTTAGCAACCTCGATGTCACCATTCTTGGCTACAATGGTGTCCACTACACGTACCTTGCGACCATCCTGGATAATGTGCTTGTAGATTGGCCAAATGACCAGTCCTCTTACCTTCTCGGTCTGAGGCTGGAGCTGTACGCCACCAATGGTGGGACGGAACTGCTTGGACTTCATGTGTTTGTTCTTCATGGTGCGTGCCTCCTTAGGGCGTGTTGGTACCACAACAGCGGGTGTGGTGTTCCCGTTAGGCAACTCGAGCGCATCGAGATTGGCCATCATCTGGTTAACATCATCTATAGTGATAGAGCCCTTAGGATCTGTTCCAAGAGCTACAACTGTGGCCATGAGCTCATGCTCTTTGGCCAGTTTGAAGAGCCTGTCCTGGATCCACTCAGGAAGGGCAAGGACCTCATCATCAGATGCAGATGTGAGGAATTCGTGTGCTGCTGCCGGTGACAAGACGGCTGTTGTTGAGTCGGGACGTGTGGATGACATAAGTCACCTCCTGTGCGTACTATGCTCGCCAGCTATTGGTACTGCTAATAAAAAAAGGGCTCTGTACGAGCAGCCCTTTATTGTTATCCACATACCCTACAAGTGCCTTCATATATTTCGATCATTGCAGTCTTGATTAGTCCCTTGCCATCACGGCCAAGTTCTGTAGCCATAAGCTCTTTGACACAGTCTTCGCAAATACACTGATAATGGTGTGGCCAATAGTACAATCTCATGAGCTGCCACCCCTCTTCCAGTAGTTACCATCACCGAGGCACGTACCATATCCACATGGCCCACGATATAGGCCCTGCTGATGGAATACGCTGACATCTACGCTAACCATAGCACTCTTTATTGTGAGCTCAATGTCACCAGTATTAGCTAGCTGTCTGTCTATAAGCCCCATCCTTTGTGACAACTTGCGCCTAGCAGTATTGTCGGATGTCTCTTTGCGCTGTTTGTCGAGCTCGAAATACTCAGTCCTTAGTTTCTCTCTGTCTGTTACGAACATTTGACGCCTCCATGTTTAGTGTTTATTCTCTCTATGAGAGCTTGCTTAGTATATACCTTGCCCCATCCATGCAGGCGGCCAGTGTTCTTATTTCTTTCATATGTTTCTTGAGGATGGTAGAATAGGTCATCATTTAGCTTAACCAGTATTCTACTAGTGAGCCTTGCCATGCACTCAGCACTCTGCTCGAACATATGGACCCAGTGCCCGCGCTTATTCTTCTGTACCTTCATTGGATACTCACCAATAGAGTAGTCAATGATGAATGCGGTGCTAGGCTTAATCTGGACTAGTGCTACTTGCTCACGTGTATCAATGCGCTCAAACACAAGCCCATCTTTACATACAAGCGGTGGGCGTTGTACTATTACTGGTGGTAGTTTGTATTCTCTATCTACCGGTGCATCCCAGTACAGCTTATTCCCCATACGGTCAACCCTAGGCGCCACTACTGCCTTAGGCACTTCTATTACAGGCTTGTTAAGCAGGATAACTGCAATGATAACTGGGAGCAGTCTATTGAGCTCTCTCAGCTCACATATCTCTCCTTTGCCTCTGCCATGCTTGAAGTGGCTTGTAACTGGAGCGAAGCACATCCATGCGCCAACCTCCTCGCCACACCAAGGGCATATTCCAATGTCACCCTTCTCTGGGGCTTTTAGCTCCCCTTTACTATTCAGTGCGTAGAACATATGCCATCTCCTCTCTTGTGAGTACATCCCAGTCACCATTCCACCATACCCGATGCTCGCCATTAGGGAAACGTACTACTGTGCCCTGCGTTAGTGTGTTTTCCATGGTTACTTCCTCCCTTTAGCATATTCCTGTATTGCCGCTTCTACATCAGCGACTGATCCTGTGAACGTCACAGTAACCGTAGCCCTTGTTTTAGGCTTGTGCATCATGTCATCCAGGGACTTTACTGTACCATTCTTGACCTTCTCCTGCATGGGCACCTTGAGCTGCTTACCACCGCCTGCTTTGAACTTCCACAGGTCAAGTGTGTTATAGAGCAGGTTCGCCATAGCAGACGTCCCTACTTCCTTCATGACTGCATGATTCCAGCCATGGCCCTTGTGTCCCATTTTCTCACCATTGGGGAATCTCCACTGGCGCATGTTATCAGGGCCTCCCATATCCCTGAAGCCGACCATGACGATCTCTGGAGGGGTCATAGACATCCTATCCATGATGTCCTTCACTGTCAGTGCCGGGTCACAGATCACTGCGATGTGCTTCTTTTCTGTTACGATGATAACGCGCTTTTCCATTGTTGCCTCCTATAGCCCTAAGGCCCTTTCTAGTACTGCCTAATAAAAAAGGGGCTCTATACAAGCAGCCCCTCTATACGCCCCCTTATGCTACATAGTCCAATGGTACACTGTGTGCTTGATCTCTGCCCTACGTAGCTTGCTTACACTGCTAGCTGACAGAGTACGGACCTTCCTACCTACCTTGAGTACGCACATGTTATGCCCCCTTTCTGGTACTATGCCGCTTCTGCAGTAGTACCTGCTGTATGATGCCCTCTGTGCTACGCAGTAGGTTAGCCCTACGCTGTGCCTCACGCCTGGCTGCCCTACGCTCCATTGCCCACATGCATGCCCCGCCTACTAGTGCTACTATGCCTATCCAATGTGCTACCTGCATATGCTGCCTCCTTGCCCTATTGGGCCCATCTGATACCTCTAATAAAAAAGGGGCTTATTAGGCCCCTTAGTGTGCTAGTAGATGTTATTGATATGTGCCTTATGTGGCGCTACTACCTTGCTGTGCTTGCCTACCTTGTAGATACGTGCTGCCTTGCGCTTGTTATCTGAGATGTTCTCCTCGCATACACGGGAGAAGCCTGCATACCCACCTGTCTCATATGCTACTGTCTTACGGATAGCTACGTGTCCGATGTTGCTCATGATACCCTCCATTGTGTGCTGGGCTATTAACCCTATATGATACCCTCATCCTTAGCTTCTGCCTCATCCATACGCGCATAGTAGTTAGCTACCTTAGCACTCTCTACCCCTGATGTATCCTCAGGCTTAGTGAGGTTTACATAGGTACATTTGTTATTAGACATAGCTGCTATCTGCTCTGCCCATGCCTCATCACTCATTAGGAAACTCATGGTTATTCTCCTTTCTATATTTATTGACACATATTATTCTGAAGCCGGGGTTGCAAATAGTCTCCATTCCTACCCTCCCACACCCTACATAGTCTATTCCCTACTCTCCAACTTTCCAACTCCCATCCATATAAATATATAAACTCAAAATATATAAAAACCAATTCCGAATCTCCCCACAACCTTGCCCTAAAATACAAAAATATCAAAAACAAACTCAACTCAACCTTTTCAACTACTTACAGCTGATCTTTTCCAGTTATGAAGGGTACCACTTTAACCTTGTACCTTTCCAAACTGCTTCTCATTCTGTACAATGATAATTATTCTTTACAAAAACCCCTTACTTTGCATATTCTACTTTACATTATATTCTTTCCATAGTACCTTATAATAAGGAACACGGCATGTACCCGTTATTAACAACGTGAAGCGAAAGCTTTAACAACCGTAAGTCATTACTTGCGCGGAGGAATCTACTATTGTTAACCTCAATTCTCTATGGCTTCGTAATCTGGTTTAATGTAGGATTAGCGTCTCAAGTGATTTTAACGACGTTTGACGGCCTTTTAAACAGAAGGTGGCCCTACCATTGGGCCGATGCTTATAATTACTTCCTAGCGGCTATGTTTGGCTTTATCAGTGCATTTAACTGTTACTTATTCATGGTTCAGTTTGCTATTGACCCAGACTCCTTCGTAGTAGATGACGAAGAGGGTAATTATGAAGGCGAAGAGCTTACGGAAGAAATGAAGAATGCTTCAGAAGAAGAGATAATTGTAATAGCCGGACTAACCAAAGAAGAACAGAACGGCGTAATGGAATATGTAAATGATCTTTTACAGTCCAGACCACGACCAACGGAGAAAGAAGATGGTGAATGACATAATCGTTAGCCTGTACCTTGCCTATTTAATGTTAGGTGACTATACTATTGCCTACTGGAGACACGTTCATGGCCGATAAGAAGTTGATTAAGAAAACTCTGGACATTCCAGAGGACATATTTGAGCTTATAATGGACTTTGCCCATAGAGAGAAGCTCTATAAGTTTACCCCTGCTGTACTAATGCTACTTAAGAAAGGACTAGAGACGGAATAATGGAAACTATAAGTTGGAATGCAATGGGCGAAGGTGCTTACGAAATCATAGATTACGTTACTATCAATGGATTCGCTTTTAATCTGGACCTAATTAAGGGAGTTTCTTTCACTAAAGAAAGAATCGACATATCCTTTAGTGTGAAACATGGCTTTAATAGCTTTCTTGGTCTGTTACATAACATCGCTAGTAAGGAAGAGATCATTACGGCAAGATGTTCTAATTACCATGGTGGTTATCTGTTAGCTTCTGGCGTGGTTTTGTTTGAAGGTGATACATTATTTACTGTACCGGATACGATGATTGTATCTTTCCGAGCTACAAATGTTGCACTAGATACCTTTTCTGAGTTTGACGAGAATGTCTATATGACAGAAGTAAAGAAAAAAGACTAGATAGCTCTATTCCATGAGACTATCTCTGGGAGGGTCTGATGGAAGAATGTTTCTTCGAGGTTGTGCTCTATGACGCTAAGCACTGGTGGTCTATTATTGATATGTTTGATCCTTTGCCTCGTCAGGGGCTTGGAATTAGGTATGACATGGATTATTATGTTGTATGGACGCATGATAAGCTACATAAGGTTAAAGTTAAGACGCTTTCTGAACGTATTGTTTGGAGTGAAAAGAAACCTATAAGCTGTAAGGGTAACCTGGTTGGCAAGGTATATTTAGATAACTGCCTAAGATATGGAGAGAAATTCCATGACGGCAAAGAGTTTCTTAAAAGATTCGTAGGTGTAGTATCGGGAGTTAAGGATGGCAAACGAGATCAAGGACATAGAGGCGCCGAGTGGTACTTTGGGTGATGTAATGCTCAGGTTGAATGAGCAAAGCTTGCCTCCTGCTGGATTAGACAGGATTGGGGCTATTTTAGCACTCAAGATGAACCAATATAATAATATTCCCTTAGATAAAAATGACGTCAGAAGGATCGCTCGCTCCTTTATGGACATTGAAGTTGGGTCTGCTACCAACCTTGTCATGCGATGTTCTAAGAAGAAGTGTCTTTATAGAAACAGATGCGCCTTATATAAAGCAGACAAAGCTCCTGAGGGTCGCGAATGTCTGCATGAAAACAAGGTATTGTCACATTCTTTAGGGCAGTACATTACGTCTATGGATATTGATACTGAGAACTATCCTGAGATGGTTATGGTTAACCAGCTCGTAGAATACGAACTTATCGAGTACAGATGTAATACTATCCTTGCTTATGACCATACAGACTTGAAAATGACTGTTGTAGTTGGTGTTGATGCCGAGGGACAGATAGTTACAAAAGAAGATATCTCTTATGCAATTACGCTTAAAGAGAAGATATTTAAGATGAAAATGCAAATTCTAGACTCACTTACCGCTACCAGATCCCAGAAATGGAAGAAGCAAGCTGCATTAAAGCTTGCATCTGATGGCCCTTCTAAGGTAATATCAGGTATGAAGAGAGAATTGAAAGCTCTTAAAGATAAGACAGTAGAAACACATGATGTCCACGAAGAATTAAGCTCACTGAGCGATGAAGACATGGAGATATAATGAGATTCACACAAGATGAACTAACTAATATTTGGAACAAATTGGCCGATAATATCGCAGTTGACAGACTAGACCCCGAGTATCAGGAAGATGATGAAGTAAGAGATCTAATGGCACAAGATAAGATTACAGAGAATGATATTTACGCATTCATGGCAGCATTTGCAGAGTCAGAAGCAGAAGGCAAGATAGCACTAGAAGAAGACCTTGAAGTTGACCCATGGGATGATATCGAAGGCGTAGTTGCTAAATACGATGCAGAGGCAGCTAGAAAGTCTTTAACTGAGCCTAAGATCAAAACTACACGTAAACCAATCTATAAGAGTACAGAAGCAGTAGAGAAGTATCTGCATCTATCTGATTTACATATTCCTTTCCAGATTGATGAGATTTCAGAAGTGATTGCTCAATATGCTAACAAAGATTTTAACCTTATTATCAATGGAGACTTCTTAGATTGTCATGACATCTCAACCTTCCCTAAAAGTAAGGCTGTAGGTCTGAACAATGAAGTTAAGATGGCAGCTGATTTGCTAAGTGATTGGTCTACTAAGTTCAAGAAAATCTACCTCGTATCTGGTAACCATGAAAAGCGTATGGCATCTTACATCAGAAAGAGAATTTCGCCTGAAGTTGTGCAGCTTGTAGAGGATGATATCTTAGCTTATATCGTAAATAGCCTCAAGCTTCCAAATTTGATCTATAACCCAGGTGATACTACTAACTGGTACGTACAGATAGACAATGTAGTTTGTTGCCATCCTGACGATTATAAGGGCTCTACAACGGGTATGCTTCAAACAGCTACTCATGCTTTAGGATATTTCGAGACTTATAACAAGAATGTTGATGTTGTTATCCTTGGGCATACCCATCATTTAGGTATAGGCGTGTTTAAGAATAAGGTAGTAGCAGAATCAGGTTGTTTATGCCAGCCTCAAGACTATGCAGCTTCTGGCAGACTTAATTATAAGCCACAGGCTAACGGATACATTGAATTTACATCCAGAAATGGGAAGGTGAGTTTCAACGATGTTAAACTACGATTTATTGACGAAAGCGATTAATAAAGTAGGTAAAGCAAAGCCGCAAGTGAAACCTAAGGTTGATGCGGCCGCCTTTATTGATGAAGTTAGTTCTAACTACAATACAATAGATAAGTACTTTATTGCAGACCCCACATCCTTATTGGATAGTGGGGCAGCAATGTTTGATAGCCTTGCACTAGCAGAGCTTGATTACCCTATTTCTGTCACGGAAATGATCGAGGTACTATAATGTCAGTTTACGAACCAGCCAATTTACACTTAGGTGGCGTCCCTATACAAGGACTAAATAGATTCTTTGTAGGCACATCAGGCGTAGGTATGATGACCGGCGCTATGAATGGCACTAGAAACTTCATGCAGGGAGCCTGGGATGACGATCCTAATAAGTTTAAGCAGTTAGGCAATGATGCTGGAGACGTTGCGGCAGAAGGCGCTGCTGTTATGGGTGGTCTCGCGTTTATGGGGTCTCATGCCAGATCTATAGGTGCTATGGAAGGTGCGCATATCGCAGGCGGAGAGACATACAGAAGAGTGGCTAAAGGTGGCTGGGAAGCCTTAAGTGGCAATCACTCTATACCAGCAGGCAAAATGAAAGACCTTATGAGCAACAAAGAGGCCTTTAAGGTTAATGTTAAGGGCGGACAGGCGTATAAGGGTGGAATGAAGTCAGTATTCGGAACCTATAAGCCAATGGGCTGGAAAGGGAACGTAGGCATCATGGCTGCTCAGATGGCCATAGGAATTGGTGCTAAAATGGCACTTGGATTCGCTGGCAAGGTTCTTGATGAGGCATATAGCGAAAGTAAGCACTTTAGAAAGCCACATTATGACCAGAGATTTTTTAATACACAAAGAGAAGATCAGTCTTCATATCAACAGTTAGGGCAGGCCATGGATAGTTACGAGAATAAAATGATGTCTGTGGCGCGTATTTATCACGCCAGATAAGGAGTAGGTCATGAGTATATCGGTAGCTGGACAAAAGTTACTTAATAAGTCATCTGGTGTAATTGAAAGAGCCTTAGGTATGAGTGAAGGCGCTGCTCATGGCGATCTTATCTCTGGAGTTAAAAGCGCACTTGGAATTGAGCAGAAGACAAACCTAACAGTCCCTCACTTAAAGAAGTTCTTAAACGGGGAAATGGGCGCAGGCACTGCAGGCAGAGGAAATTTACCGGCAGTAATACCAGGTAGCAGCGCAGAAGGATTCGCAGGTACAGGCCCTGGATATATGTCTCCAGTGCGACCAGGAACTATGCCAGCTACTACTCCAAGAACGGTTAGAACTGGTGGAGTAAATGACCTAGGAGGAGGCGGAGCACCAATAGCCGATCCATCTCATGCTGGCGGATGGAGCAATGCTTCTAGGAATGCTGATGGAAGTCTTACTAATGCTCCTGCTCTGATAAACAAGACAAAACCTGTCACTGCCGCAGCACAGAGTGGATGGAAAGGTGGACTTAAATCATTTGGCGAAGGCCTTAATAAACATCTACTCAACGCTGATGAGGGTGGAACTACCGGAATAGGTCATATCGGCAGATTCATGGGATTCGGAGCAGCTGGTGGACTAGTTGGCGGTGTATCTACAGGTGTAGGATCTATTATAGACCCTGAGACAGTACAGTCTAATGGAATACTCAAGCCTATGATGCAAGGTGCCTGGAAAGGCGCTATTGCAGGTGCAGTACATGCAGGCGCGGGCGGAATGACAAAAGCTGCATCTGCACAAGGCTGGTCCAACGCTGGCAGGTATGCAAAGATGACCACGAGCGTTATGAATCACGCGGGGACTAAAGCAGCACTAATGGCTGCTGGAGTTGGTGGTGGCGGAAATATAAGCCTTACAAAACCGGTCAACACAATAAAATAAGAGGTTTCTGTGAACTTTAGATCCAGAAGATTTGATAATGATATATGTAAAGCTTGCATTGCCAAGAACACGTCTAAATATGGAACATTCGATATTAAATGTGATGGTATAACAGTTGAAGATGACGTAAAGTTCGCTATTAAGCAAGGATATACGGAAGAGGATGCCAGATGGGCATTCGATCCAGTATTCTTCTTTGATACCGTATATGGATCACCAGCTAGAACATATCAGAAACCACAATTACTTTGTACGGCGAGAAGGATAGTGGGTAGACAGTGCCGCCAGAGCGGTAAGTCGCTTGCTTATATTTACAAGGTTTTGCACTATCTGATCACCAATGAGAATAAAACAGTCCTAGTTATCGCTCCTTTTGAGAAACTGCTTAAGAAGCTCTGGGATGAATACGTTTTACGTGACTGCTTACATAAGAACGAGAAAACTAAGGCATCTATTGTAAGTAAGGCTATGAGCCCTTCTTATAACATCTTATTCGACAATGGTTCGCGTCTGATCATGATGATAGCCGGCGAGGGTGCTCGTGGGCAGACTGCTGACTGGATCTACATTGATGAAGCTGCAATTATACCACCTGAGACGCTTAACTCTATTGTCTTTACAATAGCTTCTCGTGGTGATGATGCGGCTATGCTTTTAACCTCGACCCCTAAAGGTCGTGGTAATATGTTCTATAAGGCCTGTAAAGAAGAGTCTACTTATAACGAATACCATGTTTCTATCTACGATATACCAGAAATGGCAAATCAGATACCTGAGTTTAAGAAAGTATCAGGAGAGGCAGGATTCGAGCAGGAGTGCGTTGCCGAATTCCCAGATGGAGCCGGCGGACCATTCAGCTACAAGGGTATCGACTTGGCTAAACAGACTTACCTATATGAGAATTGTTACAAAGAACCTAACTATATTTACTTCGGAGGAGTTGACTGGAATGGCCCTGGTGTTGGTACCTATTTCTATATTATTGGCTTCGATCCTAATAGCTCTAATGTCAAGGTGGTCGACAAGTCCGTAGTCGCATCTAACACATGGAACAGTACGGTAGCTAAGAATGAGTTCATAAGACTCAATCGTAAGTGGGGCCCTAAGCACTGGATGTGTGATGCTGGCTATGGTCACTCTATTATGGAAGACTTAAGACTCTACTCTACACAGATTAGACAGAATAACACGCCTGATGCGCAAATTAAGTATGCATTAGAGCCTGTAGCCTTTGGTGAGTGGATTATGCTTAACGATCCTTTCACTAAGGAAGAGATTAAGAAAACAACTAAGTCATTTGTTGTATCGCAGGTAGCTAGACTGTTCGAACCGGCCCCCGATGGGAATGGAGTAAGGATAGCCTACTCGTCCGATGACAATGAGCTTACACAAAGCCTTGAGATGTATAAGCTTCTTAACACCACATCAAAGGGTGTCGAGCAGTATGGACTTGACAAAAAGGACGGGATAGAAGACCATTGTATAGATGCATTGATGTTAGCAATATACGGCATCGTAAAATACTACGGGGAACTCTTTAAGCGCATTATATACCAATCAGTAGGATTTAACGCACGTGACGTGTTAACTCCGCCAACTCAGCCTGGTGAAAAAATGCTAGTTGGAAGTATTATTTTATTAACAGATAATAGTCCAGAACCAATTTACTTGGATGAGAAGTCTATTTCAAGGTATGACCCTGAAGAGCAAAGAAGCATCGTTGTTTCCAGAGGCTTTGATGGAAATAACGGTAGGAGATCTGGTACACTGTCTGGTATAATGGCTAGAAGAGGAACAACCGTAAGAAGAAATTTCGACTAGTGGAGAGACTATGCTTAACTTATTTCAAGAATTAGTGCCATTTTCAAACAAGAGACTCGACAAAGCAGTAAGCTCTGATGGCGCTTATTCAAACCCTGTCATCATGTCATTTGCATTCGACTTCACTGTGTGCTCTAACATACTGGAAACAGTGCTATATATTAGAAATGATATACAGTCTGACTGTTATTCCAATATAGTTGTGTCTCTCATGAAAGAGGATAAGGCAATCACTCCGATAGCAAGCAGCGGCTCATTAGAGCATCGCCTATCTGACAATATGCCTATGTTCGTAGTCAATGGCTTCGCATTGCCAATTGGGTCCTCTAAGGAAGATCCTCTTGTATTCGCTACTGGAGTTCCACTGCCAGGTAGGTTTATGTCTAATTATGTACCTGTACAGAGCAATCTGGACCCAGACACAGGTAATTCTATTGAATCAGACAATAAGCTGTCAGTTAAGTTCTCATATGGCTATGACGAGCTGTCTAATATAGACTGGGCCACTAAGCATTCTGCCTTATGTATCCCGAACATAGGATATAAGAGTCAGCCAAATACAAACCCATTCGGCACAGCTGATACCTCTTATCACCCTGTTAGAATGAGAATGACATGGAAGTCGCAATCTACTCTTCTGACTATTCGAGATTACTTTATTGATGTGTCTTATGAAAAGAAAGAGGTAATTTAATGTCATTCGATAGAGTAGACCTTCAATATATCCCAAAAGAGATAGGTATAGAGGAATTCTTAAAAGAAAGCTCTATAGATCTTGCTGTGCTATCTACCAGCGAAGCTATGGACAAGCTCTTATTGCATGCTAGGGTTATTAAAGAGTGGAGAGATAGAATTGACGCAATTAAATATCTGCAAGACAATGCAGCAAAGCTTGCAGGTAACCCAGTGTACATATCGGCAGAACAGGATATTTGTCGTGCAGTAGAAGTACTAGGTGGATCTAATGGCACTATTAATTTCAAGATGTTCCAGGAAGCTTGTGATATCGTTCTAGAGGGATATAAACAGATGGCGCTAGTTGCTATCACTGGAGCCCTGTAATGTCATTCGATCTTTATGGCGCAGGCCGCGCAGCCTCTACATTAGTGTCAGTAGACGGCGTTAACCAATGCATGCTTCCGATGGATGCATCTAAGTCAGTATGGAACACGCAAGTACAAGGTGTCTATAGCCTAGTCTATCCTTATCTGCATACTAATTATGGTAACAGAGATGAGACGAATATGGCCATTAAGCTTGCATTTAAGATACACGACACAACTAATATGCACTTTGGAGCTTACTCTACTCCTGGCAATACAGTAGTAAGCGATATACCTCTTATACCGAGAGAGAAGATATTCTCCACAGGAGCTACGCCATCTAAGGCGCCTAGCCTAGAGGTTCAAACCGCAGCCTCAATGGAGTCAGTTAATAGGACTATTTTAGTTAAAGCAGATAGCACAGTTATTTCATACGGAGTTTAAATGTCAGACAATAAATTTATATCTGCTAAGAAGGTAATGGACTTTTACATGAAGAAACTAGAGGGTGAAGAGTCACAAGGCGCGCAATTCGCTCAACAGTGGGCTAACCTTAAGATGATGGAGTACAGAGCTAACTGCATGCTAGACGTGGCTTATACATTTGACCTCAAGGTGGAATAATGGCAACTTCAACTGGCATAACAGATTTCTTACAAGATAAGCCAACATGGAATACTCTGGTAGATAAAATCTACTCTGGTGATACCTCACTCATAAAAATGAACAATGAGGCGTTCGCAGTCCGTGATGGCGAGACAATTAACTCCAATACTGTAATAAACCCAACAAACACTAGTGTAAGTGATGCAATAGGTAACTTTAAAGACAGTTCTTTACAATCTTTAGACGGGGCAATAGGGTCTGGCGTTACTACCATTAAGACTTATATGGCTCCTACCATGCTGGCACTTGAGAGTTTAGATAATATTGGAAGAGAGTTTGATGAACTTATTAAGGGATCATTCCTCGACCAGATGTTCCATATTAAAGGAACAGATATATTATGTACTGCATTTTGTATCCTTGTAAGCTTCTTACCATGCGCTACACGCGCCTCGTTATATAAGGCCATACAAGATATTAAAGCGGCAGCAAATGCCGTAGCAGACGCTGCCAGAGCTGCTAACGATCTTATACAGACATTCAATGCGACTATGTCCAGTGCAGAGACTATTGCTCTATCGGCTGAGGGTCTTTTCCAGGGCAATCAGAATCCTGTTCAATCACTATTTGGCACACAGAGAACTGGACAAAATGCTGTACACGCAGGATCTACCATAGTGGCTAGCATATCACAGGTTAAGCAAACCATTGACATGATCTCTAAGCTGCTAAAGGTAGTTGCTGGCGCAAAAATCACTATACCAACAGCAGTTAATGGCAATATATGGAGCTTAGCCAATGCTGTGCTATTCGCACTACAGGGAATGGCAGTAGCGTTTGCTGATAAGGCATTATCTACAATTTTCAACCCTATTGAGGAAGCTATACGCAAAATGCAGCCACAGAACTGTATTGGTAATCTAGCAGCTGCCTTCTTCAATAAACTGATAGATGGTATAAAAAGATTTAAGCAATGGCTATTATTACTCATATCGGAGCTATTTACATCTAATAATAACTGGGGCCTAGTCTGGAAGACTTTTGGGTTCCAGATGAAGAGTATGTTAGAGCTAATAGCCTTCCTAGATGCACTTAAGCTAATCCTAGTACATTTTGGTGACTTAGCTATTGCATGTGGCGTAGAGTTATGCGATGATAAGACAAGTCCAATGATTGATGCAATCAGGGCTGGACAGCTTTTAGACCCCGTAATGAACAATGTGCCCGCAATAAGGATTATTGGTGAAGTGCCAAATTTCCCTACTGATAATATTGATGAAATAGCTAACGCTTTAGTGCCAATCTTAGGAGTTCCACTTAATAACATATATGTTGGACCAACTCAGATACAAGTTTCTAAGCCGTTAGTAGTTAATGCTCCTAAGCAAATTAGAGATCTGCTGAACGATCCTGACATAGCACGCGAACTAGGACCTGGGTATAAGCTTTATACTGCGCCTGATAACAGTAATGCTACTGTTGTCTATTCATTTGATAGAAAATGTGGCATTATTAAGGAGTAATGAATGGAATTATACATCAAGCCGTCTGGTGACAGCTTTAAGAAAGCAAATACAGCTATCAGACTACTAGACGCGACTTCTGGGCCTATGTCAGCTCCTAAGCCTAACTTACCAGTCATGAAAGAGCCAGAGACGCCCACAACGGCTCCTATGGTGTCTAAGCTCACTAAGAACATAAGAACTATTGATACACCTATCCCTAGGTACTTTGAGGCTCCTAATCAGATCAATTCATGGTATGCTGAAGGTGAATATGACCTTGTAGCTATCTTTAAGATGTTAAAGCACGAAGCTTACTTCTTAAAAGCAACACAGAAGAAATTAGCTCTGCTTACAAAGTCTGGGTTCTCTATTACTTCTGATGATGATGAAATCACAGAGTACATGAATAATAGATGGACTATGATGTTCCTGCAGACGGGTATCTCTTTTGAGAGAATCATAAGACAGTTATCTTATTATCTGATAGCATGTTCAAATGCTTTCGTCATTAAGGTTCGTGACGATGATTGTCAGTTTGCGAGCTCGTTCACTAAAGATGGCAAGGAAGTTAAGCCTATTGTAGGCCTATTCATGCCACACCCAACCACTATGAAGGCGAAACTTAAGGTTGTTAAAGACCCTAAGTTTAAAGCTTACAAGATGATTATCGACAAGTGGATCCACACTAACAGACGTGGAGTAATGCGTTTATTCGAGCCAGAGGATGTATCACACTTTACCCTATTTAAAGAAGATGGAATGATCTTAGGTTGCCCTGAGGTTATACCTGTCATTGATGATATACGCACATTGCGTAAGATAGAAGAAGATATACAATTACTGATCTATAGAGACCTTTTCCCTGTTATCCATTATAAGGTATAGAATCCTACTGTCATAGACCACGTAAGTGGCCAAACAGAGCTCGACAGAGCTAAGTATGACCTTGAGAGACTAGTACAGGATGGCGGCATAGCGACAGACGCTAGACACGAGATTGAGTACATTGGCAACCAAGGTAAGTCGCTAGATGTTAAACCGTACCTGGAGTACTTCCAGCAACGTGTGTTTACAGGCCTTGGTGTGACTTCTACGGACATGGGAATCGGGAATGATATCTCAGGCACCACTGCTAGTACAATGAGCTCTCAGATCGTCGATGCTGTTAAGTTTATACAAAGAGAGATCGTTAACCAGTTTAACGAGAAGATCCTAGTAGAAATGGCGATGCAGTCACCTTTCCTTGATCGTGTATTCGCTCCAGGCATGATGCCACAGTTAAGCTTTAATGAAGTAGATATCGAATGGCAGATCAGAAAAGAAAACCATGCAGCTGACTTATTTACTAAAGGTGTTAAGACTGTTGACGAAGTACGTAATGGTATGGGACATAAGGACTTAACAGAAGAGCATCTAGGTAGAACTTATCACGGACTATATGAGAAGCCACAGATGGACGCTGATCATCAGTTAGCTAAAGAATCACTAGAGCAGCAGGGTGAACTTGGTGAGAAAGGCCTTAAGGTCCAGGCAGCAACCAAGGCTACTCAGTTAAAAGCCAAGGCGAATAAGACTACATCAGGAAAGACAAAGCAGAAGTCATCTGGCGTGAAGAAAGACACAGTTAAGTCATCTAAGTCTAACAGCAATATAACTAAGTCACACAGAGACTCAATGGAGAATATATCTATTCAGGATGTATTCAGAGGCGCGTTAGAAGGTATTTCAGATGAGGACAAATCGAGAAAGAAGCTTGATATTATATTTGCGACTAAATGCACATATGATGTAATCAAGGCGAATATGCGCGACTCTGTCCTAAGGGGGATGGAGGATGCCGCTAGAGATCTTGGTATTGAAGATTATAGCACTGACATTGTACACGATTTATTTGCTCCTGTAGATAAACTTAGAGACAGTGTTGTAGATATGGTATATAATGATTCTAATGCAATAAACAGAGCTGCAGCAAGAGTGTCGATAACTAACCGGACTGAACAAAGTAGAGCTTATAATTATGGTTATGCTATCACTTGCGTTAATAACAACGTAGATACACTATTGATATACTCTGATGCAGAAGATGTTAGTTCGGACAGCTCACAATATTTAGGTCAAGAAATAGTGGTTAATAGGACAAACATATTGTCTGTTATCCCGCCGTATAGACCTAACTCAAAGCTGAAAATTAAACTTAAAGAGGGAAATTAAGATGGCGAAACCAGGCAAGAAAGCTTATGTAGCACCAAAAGAAGACGCTCCAGTTTCTACGGAAGTAGAAGCAATTGTTAACGCTAAAGAAGAAGCACCAATCGAGGAAGCTCCTGTGGTCACAACTAATGTAATAGCGACTCCAATTGACGCAGAAGCTTTACCAGGTCCTGAAGTGAAACTTGAACTTCCTCCTACCCTTGCAGAAGTAGCGACAGCTATTGAGCAGAATGATGATGTTGAAATAGTCGGTATCAGAGGATTCGAAGGTATCTCTGGTAAGGTTGCAGAGATCCGCCCTGATGGCTATATCGTAATCAGAGCTACTACTGGCACCTTTGCCGCTCCTAAAGCTAACGTAAAGAAAGTGTAATATGGTATTCAATAGGGATTCTATAAAATTTTATGAGACCTTCGACATCAAGCTCTCTGATAGCGTCCTAGTTAAACTTGAAGACTCTATTAGAAACAAGAAAGAGATGCTTATTACTATTGATGCTAGCCATTACGGCTTTCGAAATGGTAACGGCACCGTTTATCGTCATGATACTGTACAAAATGACATTCACTCTTTTGTGTCTCCTAAGCCGAGACCTATAATCCAGCAACACAGACCAGATACTTCTGAGAAGTTTGGTAGGATTATAGCAGCTGACTACAAGCTAACTGATTTCTATGATATCCTAGCTAAGGATCATCAATTAGAAGGCCTAAGTACAGAAGAGTATATCGGACTATGCAAAGATGTATTACTTCCCTTCCAGAGGAAAACTCCTGGCTTTAATGGACTAGGATATGTTCAGGTAGTTGGTAAGCTAGATAGCCCTAGAGCTATACAGAAAGTACTTGATGGAGAGTTCTTAACCGTCTCCATAGGCGCTAAGCCTATTAAGCTAGTATGTTCTGAGTGTCTTACAGATCAGATGGACAATATATGTAAACATTTCGCGAATAAGACAAATGATATCTTTATGCTATCAGAGTCATTGCAGTATGAAGAACTTTCATTCGTGCAAAAACCAGCAGACCCATATGGCAAGATAACTATGATCCATGATGGGCTTGTTGAGGAATATAAAGTAGAGCGTGAAGATTCATGTTTAAACGCTAACGTAGATGTTATAGACATACAAGACTTCTTCTCACAGATAAATGGTGGAAAGAAAATAGTATGTGTTGACAATATCTGCACAATTATTAACCAGGAGGAAAAAGTAATGAGAGGTAAGAAAAAAGAAGATGTTGCTGTTACTACAGTAGCTCTATGTGATGAATTTTCTGCCGATCAGCTATCGTCTATTAAGCTTACCTCTGGTGAGACCCTTACTGCTGACGCACTTAAGTTAAGTGATTCTGAAGCTATTGCAGACCGTTCTTTCGCTGTTGTTCAAAAGACAGCAGAAGGACTTAAGCGTAGATTCCCACTAACTGACGCGCTACAGGTAGAAGCTTCTCTCAGACTGATTGACCAAGCTGTTGACCTTACTGATTCAGAAAAGGAAAAGGCTGTAGCTAGCCTTGAGAAAGCTGCTAAGAAGTTTGCTGTAGTGATCGAAGATGCACAAGAAGACGCCGATCCGGCTATAACTGACGAAGTTGTAACTGATGAAGTCGTTGACCCTGCTCTAGCTGACGCTGATCCAGAAGTGACTGACACTGCAGTTGAAGATGCTCCTAAAACGATTGAAGCACTATGCGATGAGCTTAAGGCTATGATTGAGGCGTTCGAAATGCCAGTAGCACTGACTGATGAGGAAGAAGCTGCTCTAACAGATGCTGAGAAGGCTGCTAAAGTAGAAAGACCTAACCCTGTTGCTATTCTATTCTCCATGGTTGCATCACTTGGAAGAGACCTTAAATGGGCTGGAGATATGCTTGAGGGATCAATTATTTCTTATTTAACAGAATTAGGAAAAGAAACAGTTGCAAAAGGTACTAAAGATGAGTTAGAATCTAAAGTACAAGCTATCACTGACGAGCTTACAGAAGCTACTGAAGAGATTGAGTTGCTTGACGAGCAGAATAGAGATCTTAACTTCCAACTCAGAACAGATCGTATTGATGAGCTAGTTGCTGCTAAAACCGCACTAGGACTAGTTGATGCGACTACTGAAGAGGCTGAGAGAGCTAAGCTAATTAAGCTTCCGTACAACGTTCTATGTGACCAAGTAACTGATTATCGTAAACTTAAAAACACAATTAAGGATAGCTCAGTTAATAACACACTAGATATCAAGAGTATTCCAGACCCCACACTGACCGATGCCGATTCTGACATCGACAATCAGGGTGATTTGAAAGACGTAATCAACCTTTCAGACGCTGAGAAAGTCGTAATGTCATTTGAAGATAAGGTTATGTTGTTCAAGAGCCTGTTTAAATAACTTAGACAGGTGCCACAATAAAGAAGTTATATTTTGGAGGTTAAAAGCTAATGAAATTCAGCGGAACTAATTACTTCGGTAATCATCAGGGCGCACCCCAAATTCTACAGGGTACACCTAACTATAACGTAGAAATTGGTGAAGGCCAAACTCCTCCAGGTGAATTTTACCCAGCACATTATCTGCCAGTTGTACAAACTGAAAACAGACTAATGGGAAGCTGGTTCGTCCTTATGCCTGGAAAAGTCGTATCTCTCGACTCTAACAAGAGACTCATCGGAGCTGGTCTTGCAGAAGACTATGCTGCATTCGAAGCTGCTTATGTTGCCGATCCAGGTAACGCTGCTGCTAAACTTGCTGCTGGTAACCTTGCAGCTCAAATCAAGTACACTGCTAACGACGAAGCTAACGGTACTGTAGATGCTCAAGGCATCGCAGCTGTTGCTGGTGACGCTGTTGCAGAATCAATGTACGATGGCGGATCTGCTAAGTCTATTGGTGTTACTGCACCAGTTGGTATCATGAGATACTCAGCACTTACTGCTCCTGGTACTGATCCTTCTAACCCTGCAACATTCTTCAAGCATGCTTATGATACTGGTGGAGCTCGTGCGTTCTCACGTTGGTGCTACATTCAGATCCCAGTTGTTGAAGTTAATGAGCGTAGAGAAGTAATCCCTACTGGCGTTTCTTCTTTCCGTGCGACTCTTTATCCAGGTGCTGGCGCTAATGGCATCAAGGTTAAAGCAAGTGCAGCAAACGGAGCAGCTACTGTTGCTCTCACAATGTACGCTAACCCAGTTCTTATGCCAGCTCCTGCTGGTAATGCAACTACAGCTGATGCTTTTGTTATGATCGGCCGCACACTTCAGTTCAACGGCCTTACAGCTGCTGGATGGACAGTATGCTACACACCTAAGATTGATCTTCCTTTCACTTGCCTCAAGACTACTGATGCAGCTGGCAAGGCACTCGATATGGGGCAGTCAGCAGTTGACGTTAAAGCTCTGCTTGGCGAAGAAGTTGGCTACAACCTAGGTTCAGACTTCCAGCTTATCGGATCTCCTGGATGCTACACAAAGAAAGTTGGTCGTATTCTCGACGTGAAAAACGGTACAAACGAGGATCTCAAACTTGTACTTTCATACTTTAGAGACGCAGGTTTATGGCAAGAACAACCTGGTTATGCTACAGACGGACGTAACACAATGCTCAGCATTGCTAATGCTCCTAAGTACATTGCTAGAATCGCTGTAAACTTCAATCTCTTCTATTAATACAAGGCAACGGAGGATAAATTACGATGTTTGATTTAGAACAAAAGCTAATCGCTTTCATGCAGAAGACAGGGGCATTAACTGACTCTGTTGACAAAAGCGAAGTTAAGCTAAAAGATATCCTGGTAAATACCGACCTTTCAAGACTGATCCCAGTTGCTATTTCTGAGATCGTTCGTGAAGCGGCAGAGCCAGAGCTTCTAGCTACAAAACTCTTCACCACAATCAACCAGAAAGACGGAATCTTTATTCAGCTTCCTGCAGTTGGTGCGATGGATACAATTGAAGAAGTGGCCCCAGGCGCAGAATACGGTACAGAAGAAATCACCCTCGGTGGTGGTACTTCAATCCGTGTTGACATCCGTAAATACGGTGTTAAGCTTGCACTCACAGAAGAAATGATTGAGCAGTCCCAGTGGGACGTAATCGGTCAGTGGCTTAAAGCAGCTGGTAAAGCTTTCGCAAGAAAGAAAAACCGTATCTGCTTCAACCTCTTTGAGAAGCAAGCACTCACTCTGGTCGATAACAAAAACCCAGCTCGTTCAGTTCTTGGACGCGCACTATCAGGAAAAGATGCAAACGGAAAGTTCAACTTCAGTTTCTCTGCAGAAGACTTCTTCGACATCTATGCAACCATGCTGCAAGAAGGCTTTGCTCCTAAAGTCATCATCATGCATCCACTTATGTGGGGTATCTGGGTGAAAGACCCTATCCTCCGTGTCTGGGCATGGCAGAATGGTTCTGGTCCTCTCTTCAACGGCTACGATCTTCAAGGCGTAAAGCGTGATGAGTTCTTCTCTGGACTTGGTATGTCTAAGGGTGGTACAAGACCAGGCGAGACTGTTCCTCCTGACTTCAAAGGGAAGCCAATTCTCCCGAACTACCTGAATGTTCCATTCACAGTAATGGTTTCTCCTCAGGTTCCTTTTGACCCAATCACCAAGACCTCTAACATCTATTTCATAGATCCAGAGAACTGCGGTGCACTTGTCCAGTCTGAGCAGATCAACCACCACCAGTGGGCAGATCCAGAGCGTGACATCCAGGTCATCAAGCTCCGTGAGAAGTACGGTGTTGCAATGCTGAACGAAGGACGTGGAGTTGGTGTAGTTAAGAACGTTCCTCTTACAGTTAACAGATTCCCTGAGTTCGGTATCACTAACGTTCAGACAACTATCGCTTCTGCGGTTGCTGCTAACGGTGGTAACGGTATCAATGCAGAGGATATGACTGCTGCAATCAAAATGCCTTAATAGTTAAGGTATCTGGTAAGACAAAAGAGGGGAAGTGAGAAATCACTTCCCTTTTCTTGTTTTTTACGTTAATAACAGTTATACTATAATTGTAGTTTATAACTGAGAGGTGAAATATGGTTTACACAATCAATTTAAAATGGTGTTCATACAAACAAGATATCTCTAGCGTAGACAAGATGGTTGGCGATCAGCCAGCTACATATGCTATTTTGCGTTATGCGCAAGATATTCCAGAGTCGATTTACAGAAGAGCAATGAACCTATTGCTAGCTTGCACAGATCAAATTACAAATAAAAAATTAAATAAACTTCTAAAGTCGTATGCCAATGTTTCTAAAGTCGGCATTGTCATGGACGAAGAGTTCGTAGAAACACTAGATATACCAGCTCAGCAAGGCTTCATTGTAGAAGGTGGCATGCGCGGTTATAGTATAATGATAGAAGACGACGAGGACTAACTAATGGCACTTACAGTTACAGCGATAACTCCATCTGATGCAGATAACAATGTCGCTATTGATAGGAAGATAATCATAGAGTTTAATGGGCCTGTTGACCCATTCACTGTAGCTAAAGGGATTAGTGTATATTGCGACGTAGAGAATCTATGGTCTGGACCGGACCTAGCTTCTTTAGACTCGAAATATCGTGATGTCTTAGAAATAGGAAAGGACTATGCTTACTACCCTTACAGTTATACAATTGTTGGCAATATCGTCACATTAAGCCTAGGCGTAAGTATGCTGCCAGATAAGCAGCACTATGTTTCAGTCCTCCCAGGCAATGATGCCTCGCGCTATATATCAGAGCCTACTACTGGCGTACCTGTCTATAATAAAGCGAATCCTCTTGATGATGGAGCTATTGAGATCTTATCTCCTTACAATGGCACAATTGACGGTGTTTATACTGTAGCATTTAATGCAGCAGACAAAATAGACGTTGTATTCGAAGGTAACTACCTTGGTGAGTTTATTTATACTCCTAACGAGGAAGTTAATCTGGGAGACATATCTATCTCTATAAGTGGTGCCTGGGCGCTATTAGACGAGGCTACCATACCGGTATTTAAGGCAACTGGTGTAGACGCTATATACAAGAGCGTATTTACTACGACTAAGTATGAAACGCTAACTCCCACATCTGTCCGCATTGAAGAGAAGCTTAAGGCGCAGTCTGTGCTTAACTCGCTTAAGATAGTAGGTACAATCCCACAAGGGCTCTCAGTAAATAACGATAAGTGCAATCCTATAGTGCTAAAGTTCTCAGCGCCAGTTGATGAGCTACAGGACTTTGTTAACTCTATCAGAGTATCGAAAACATCACTCACTACGGGTCGCATAAAGGCCGTTAAGTATTACGTTAAGGCCGTTGGAGACACCGTTAAGATTTATCTGGTTGGGGTTGACAACTCTGGTACAGTTGATCATGCCATTAACTTAGATGAAGTTGTACAGAGAGACCTGAGAGAAAGACTCAACATACTAGGAGGCTAAAATGATATTGTTCCTTGCTATCATAAATACGATTATATTTGCACCATTCTATATTGCTATCGTTGTCTTGCAAGGAATTATCTATACTCCTGTCATATTTCTCACGCATAATAAGACTATAAGACAGTATCTTATAAACAACCTTATTGGAACAGACCAGGCCACTAACGCAATGTGTGGCGGCGATCCTGACGAGACCATTAGTTCCAGACTAGAGAAAGACAGAAAAGAGAATAGCTTTGCTCTATTCATGTGCAAGTTCCTAGATATATTTCAGAAAGACCATACTAAGATATCTCTCGAGCCTGATAGGGGCGACAAGAAAGTATTATGATAACGACGCTTCCTAGAAGAAAGAAAAAGAAAGCTAAGTCTGGGAAGTTTCCTAATAGGCCTCCTGAGCATGATAAATGGTCTTTAGCAGTACGCGTAAGAGACAAGTTCACATGTCAAGAATGCGGCAGTATGGTAAGAAAAGATTTACAGGCTCATCATATTAAGCCATGGACAACACACCCAAGATTGCGATTTAACTTAGATAACGGCAAAACGCTCTGCATAAAGTGTCATACTGCTTACCATCCAGAGATGAAGAACTTCATGCTAGGAAAGAAGCGCAAGAAAGCCAGATCAATTAATAAATTACTCAAACTTCTAAAGTAGGGACTTATGGAACTTATCGACCAAACTATAGTTGATGCTAACACACAGTCGGCTTTTAATATTGGACCTACTATAAGACACGTAACTGTGAGCACTGAAGTTGCTACCATACCTCTATTTGCATCAGATAGACAGATAAACCCAATAACACTCGCATGCACGGTAACTCAAGACGAGACTGGAGATATAGTCCCTAGCACTATAGTTTATCGCATAAACCAGCCTGATAGCGCTAAAGATAAGTATTATCCATTTGAGATTTGCGTTCAGTTTACTCCAGATAGATTTGATACTTATACTATCAACTTTATCCCTACTCCATATACAGATTATCAATATCGACTTAATTCTAACTTCGTACCTGATGGCCCTCCTCCAAATGGATTCTTCTACAGATGGGCACCGATGTCACCTGACGCAGTGCCAACCTGGACAAATGTAACTGGTGGTCAGTACTGGTATGCCTATGGAGACAACTTCCAATATGGCTATGGTGGGGGCTATCATCAGGTAGGGTCTTGGGGCAACTGGACACAGGATATCTGGCAGTTAAATGGCTATAGAGAAATGACAATGGAAGTCGACTCATCACTTCCTCCTGGATATACAAAGCTTAGAATTACCTTAGTAGAAGAGCCTGGATATGAGAGTGGAAATCCTGGCACCACTGTATATGTGACTCCTAATGGTGATACAAACCTAACACAGACATTGGGATGGGATAGCAATAATGACGCTATCTGGTTGGTAGAGTTTGATATAACTCAGTTAGACTTCATAAACTTTCAAGAAGACGGAGACGGTACAGCCACTTTCATATTAGAGTTACTGTGCCCTCCTGATTATTTACAGTTACAATATTTCTATGAAAGGCCAGACAATATATCTGTAGGGTGGGATGAGTATGCGGATGTAATTGTCAATGGAGTGCTACATATAGCGCGAGCTAATGACCATGGCCTATATAATAGTGCGGTAGAAGGATCTTATGGTGATGTAGGATGGCAGGGCCCTGCTGGGACCCTATGGGCGCTAGAGGGCTATCATGGCAATCCAGAAGGTACAGCCTTTAACCTAGACAATGTGCAAAACTTTTTCTTTACTAGCTGGGAAGAGTCTTCTAATGCACATCCACCTAGCATGGAAGGTAATACCCAAATAATATGGATTGTAGAAAGTAACACATTCCTTTATTGTCATGGGGTTTCCTGGACACGCGAGGGTGGTGGTGGGTTCTCATATTGGAGATCGCCTACAGATGTAGATCCAGAAGCAGTATATATTCCGCCAAGAGACATACCTGCTGGGTGGATATTGTTTAATAAGCCTCCAGATGTGGATAATACAGAAGAATATAGGGATATGGTATGCGACGAGCTGTACCTTGCAAGAGGCGATTCTCAAGGCCTTTATAATGACTCAGTAGAGAGTTTCTATAATGACGTAGGCAATAATGGCCCTGCAGATACTTTATGGGCAGTACAAGGGTGTGGGAGCAACTCCGCATTAAGGCCAGATGAGTTAACTGTAGAGAATGCAGAATTTCTCTTCTGGGAAAGCTGGAAAGATGCAAGCGGCGGACATCCTCCTGCTGCTCAAGGCATGCCAGCTATTTGTAGGATTTTAACTTTAGACGGTAAATATTTCCTCAATAAAATGATAAGATGGGATGCCGGTGAAGAGTTTAGCAGACCCGGTTTTAGTTTAATGCGTACTGGCCTACTAGATGGATTTGTATTTCCTCCACCACCTCCTCCATATGTAGACCCAACATCAGTGACATGGGAACTTACAAATCCTGGTGAGTGGATTGCAGGTGTGTTTGACAGGACAGTTAATGATTATATGATTGTATCCATTGATGAAACATTTAACCCTCGAGTTGTTAGAACATATGTTATTAATAAATCAGACTATTCAATAGCTTATCAGTGGGGCGCATATAGTACACAATCTGGCAAAAGTCTTGGTAGCAATTATGCATCAGGATGGAATGGCACTAAAGTCTTTGCTCAAATGGGCAATGGAACATTAAATTGGTGGGATCCGGTAAATCAGACAAGTAGTGAAGGCTCAACTGTTATGCTGCCTGGCAATTTCCCTAGTACTATGGCAGCTCTTAACGATTTTGTTTTTCTTGGTGACTATGAATGGGCACCTTGGGGCCATTATGATCTTAATAAGTTCAATGCTAGTGGAACTAAAACCGCAGAGAGTTTATCATTAGGATTCACAATTTATGATATATTCGTAGCTAAATCAGGTGCTATCTTTGCAGCTGGAAGCCAAGGGACACCGAACACTACAGTTACTGGCCCAAGTGTATGTAAACTTAATCCAGCATTAGCAATATCATGGACTTATACTTTTAACTCTGGCGGAGGATTTGGTGGAGAAATCCCAATGGCATATAATGAACTATCTGGTGCGGCAGGTATATTATACGTAGCAGACTTCTATAATGGGAAACTCTATGTAATTAATACAAACACTGGAGTTGAAATAAGAATAACTAACATGACAGATATCGACACAGATACTAGTCAGGGAGTATTGAGAATCCAGAGATTGGCGGCTGATGCAACTGGTGTGTATGCGCTATCTAGTAAATATAATGATGGTGCGCAGAAAGTATTCTTTATATCAGCAGATGGAGCAACAGTAACTAAGGTGGCTGAATTACGGGCTGGCAATGAATACAATTCAACTTATAAGTGGATATTTATAAATAATAATGATATAGTACTTACAACTAGCGGTGATACTGAAATGATGATTTACCCAAGAGTAGTCAAGGTGCCAAAAATATAACAACACCTTTATTAACAGGCAGGAGAGTTTCTTATGGAAAATCTAGAAGATGGCAAGATATATATTAAACCTGAGAACAGAGGCAAGTTCACAGCAACAAAGGCAAAGACTGGTAAGTCTACTGCCGAGTTGACACATAGTAAAAATCCAGTTACGAAGAAGCGTGCAATATTCGCTCAAAACGCCGCCTCGTGGAATCATGGCGGTAAAAAGAAATAGGAGACTATCATGGGAAAATTCGTACCATTCGGCAAGAAAGAGGAAAAAGGCAAAGAGAAGGCTCCAGCTAAAGGTGGTAAGCCTAATCCTTTCGAGAAAAAAGCAGGCGCTAAACCAGCACCAGCTAAAGACATGAAGAAAAAATGCTAGAAGCAGGGGGAATAGGTTACGGTATGCCAAAAAGCAAAACAGCAGGTAAAGGCAAAACTGGAATGGGCGGGCCTGTTACTATTTCAAGTAAGGCTCCTAAGAAACCAGTCGAGATCAATAAGAAGCCAACAGCTTCTATAACTACACCGATGAAGAAGAAGGGGAAATAAGATGGCAAAAGGAACAGCAGGTAAATTAGTTAGTGGAACAACCCAGCTTAAGTCTGGCGGGAAAATGAAAGCTGGTGGTGGAACTGCTACTGGTATCAATCATACTAAGTCTCCTGGGAACAAGAAAGAGACAGGTCTTGGTAATTCAATGAAGCAAGGTGCTGGCAAGGGAAAAAAGTAAAAGGCCCTTCTAAGAATATTGGGCAGATGCCTGTTATGGGTCCGTTTGATAAATACAAGGGCAATGGATTTTAGGTTATGTGGGGCTACTTAATTGTAGCCCCATATTTAAGGAGCTTCAGTGATACAAACACTAGTTAGAAAATTTGGTGGCCTTGTTGATATACAGGGTTGGTTTCCTGGAGCTGTTCTGGCTAGAAAGGCTGACAACACTGGATTCGAATGGGTAGTTATGTCTAGTGGGGGTGGTGGCGTTAGCCAGGTATCTTCTGACTGGAACGCAACTTCTGGCTTTACAATGATCCTTAATAAGCCGACTATCCCCACAACTCCAAGCCAAATTGGTGCTGAACCAGCTAATGCTAATATCCAGACTCATGTAACTAGTCCTCACGCACCTGCGAACGCGCAACGCAACGTACAAGCAGATTGGAATGCCGTAGCTGGCGATTCCCTCATTTTAAATAAGCCTACTATCCCAACTCAATATACTGATACGCTAGCTGACCTAAGGGTTGTTGCAGGCATAACAAATAAAGTTGATAAGGTAACAGGCAAAGATCTTTCTACAAATGATTATACAACTGTTGAGAAAAACAAACTTGCAGGTATTGCCTCAGGAGCAGAGGTCAATGTAAATGCTGACTGGAATGCTACTAATGGCGATGCGCAAATACTCAATAAACCGAGTATTCCCACTCAATATACTGACGCCATGGCGGATGCCAGAGTTGTCGCTGGTATTACTGGCAAGGTAGATAATACTGTTACAGTAAATGGCCAGGCGCTTTCTTCTAATGTCACATTGGCGGCTATTGATATTGGCTATACAGATCCAACACTCACAAATGTTAAGCTAGCATTAGACCAGCACACCAGCTTATTAAGCTTACTCGCCCCAGCTAAGCCAGCCAACCTATCAGCGAATACAATGTCAGTGGCTGGAACTTATACTGCCAAAGAAAGTTCTACTGGCACAGTAAGATCTGGAATTATAAATAGCACTACACCTACTGTAACATGCAGTGCTGCATTTTATGACGGAGACTCTGGAACACTAACAGCCTTAGTAGATTCACTTGCATCTGGCTCAAGAGTACTTACAACAGCAGACGATAGTGGAACCTACACCTGGCTTAGAATACTAACAGATACAGATCCATATGTTGGTCAGTTCGGGAAGCAGGGCTTCTATAAGCAGTTGACTGCTTCTATTGTGCCTGCCGCACAGACATTGAAGGTTGCGCATACTTTTGCTCTGTCTCACTCATCTACCGGAACTACTCCTGCCCTTACTATATATTGTGATAATCCTAGCACACCTAATATAACAGCACAGGCCGTAAGCGGCGTTTTACATACAAGCCTTAAGAGACTATCCGGGATACCATGCTTAGCTTCTGGAGACGTAATACAGGCTTCCTGTACCGGTAATTTGACCACCCATTCATTCTATAACAGCACAAGAGTAATTGCATTCTCTGGCGCAAATATAACAACACTGAATTATACACCAGGTACTCCGCCAACTTCTGGTGCTGCAGTCGCTACTGGAACTCAAAACTTAACTGTGTCGGCCGGATCATCTACTGGAGCAGTTATAACATGTACGGCTTACAACTCTATAGGCACTACTGGGACTGCCAACATAAATTCCAGTGTAAGAGTAAGCGTAAGTGCCACTGAGACGATCAGAGTTAAGTCAGGAACGACTGATATGCCAGCGGGAGGGTATGGAGCTGCATATGATAGTTCAGAGCTTCTAACGGCCAATTCAGAGCTTCAGATGGAAGTAGACGGAAGATTCTTATATCCGCCTGCTACTAATTATACAGGGGTAATGCCAGCAGGGCCTAATTACTCAACTGGGCTAGGTGCCTCTGACAGATATGCGACCTTCAACCTAGGCGCATTTAACGGCACTTCTAGGACTATTACTATAAATGGCGCAGTAAACTTTGGTGCATCAGCTCTTATAGCTGGACTAAAGATGTGGGCCAAGGTTGATAGCGTAACTGGATGGGTAGATTTAAATGCTGCTTATCCAGGTGTAGGTAATCCTTTTGGGAATGGAGACCCAGCATTGGTAGTGGCAAGTTCTACAGCTACTAGCAGAGCGCTAACCTTCGGATCGGCAGTTAGAGTAGGTACTTTATTTGTGAGGATAGCATTACCATCTGGTTCAACTAAGACTTTCACGAGCGTGTCCTAATGTCTATTACAACAGCACAGCAAGCAGATGCTCTTTTTAAGGCATCACTGGGAGTTTCGAACCCTAGACCAGCTAACCAGTTCTTCGAGCAGCCGGTTAAGGCAGCTCCTGTTGTTTTACCAAGTTCGATATGGGCAGATGAGTCTTTAATACCTAATACTGCTCCAGTTTTAACCGATCAGCAGACTTCTGGAGTTGTGAAAAAGTGGGTTGACCTGTCATTAACACTTGTGAGCGGATCCTCTCAGGCATATTCACATGCTAATTTAAATAATGTAATACCATTTAACTACGGTGATGGCACCTCATATAACTACACAGTTAAGGGCAATGATAATAGCGCTATACCTTTCGGAACAAATGATTGGGTTTTACAAAACAATGTGCTAGTATTCTATGCAGGGATAGCTGGGCTGTCAACTCCACCTAAAATAACATTCTATCAGTATGTAGGCACAATAGGTATACCAGTCTCTACTGGTGGAACAGTTACCAAAGTAGTCGACGATAGATCTTCAGCAATAATCTCTAATGGCCAGCTAACAGTAACCTCATCACAACAGTTTAAGCTTGGAACATTATCATTACATTTGAATGGGATAGGGCAGATAGTTGGAGTGACTAACGACTATATAGTAACAGACAATGGTACCAATGGTACGGGAATAACGATGAACAGCGCCATGCCACTTGAGCCTGGAGATCATCTACTCCTAGAATACGAGTTACCTTAATGGAGAGAGTATGCCAGTAACAAAGATAAAAGGAAAACAAATTGCGGATGCTACCGCGAATGACGGCATTGTAGATGCACAAATTAAAGATGGAGCAGCGATTGCGCCATCTAAGGTTAATGGCCTAGAAAGCTTTATGAATCAGGAGGTTGCATTCTACTATGACGGGACAGTTGGAAGTTCTTCACAGTGGAATATCACACACAATCTCAATCAGGACTTAGTAACAATTATGATTAAGGATACTGTACATCCACAGAATTCTTATATGGCTCAACAAATCGCAGATGTAACCTACGTAAATGCTACAACGGTAAGATTAGATTTCCAAGCTCCGTTTAGCGGATATGCGTATATCTACAAATAATATTAGTTAGGAGAGAATGATGAAATTTTTAAAAAACCTAGACCTAACCAATAATCAGCTCACAAATGCAGCGCTCCAGAACTTAGCATCTGACGGTACGCCTACCACTTATGGCCTGATTTGGTACAACACAGCAACTAACCTGGTAAAGTATAACTCTGGAAACGGATCTACTATTATCAGATACCTGCTTCATGATGGTCTGCTTGGCGTAGCTAACGGGATAGCAACCTTAGACGCATCAGTAAGACTAGTCCAGGATGCTAAAACCGCCTGGGACGGAGTAGGAAGTCGCTCCTTCTCTCAAACTCCAGGCAACAACACGGTAGTAGTTTCAGGTGCAACTGGCAAACTAGCATATGGCTGGTTCCCTACAATGGACCTCTTATTCGCAAATGCTCAGCCTACTGCCTCAGTAGCAATGAACGGCCAGAGAATCACAGGAGTTCTATGTGATACTTCTTCTGCAGCTACTGATGTAGCTACACGTGGGTACGTAGACGGCATTGCACAAGGTCTTAAGACCAAAGGCTCTGTAAGAGTAGCGACTATTGTAGACGCTGCAACATTTACAATTGCTGCAGGCGATGTAACATCTATCACAGGAACAACGATTGACGGTGTAGCTCTTATTGCTGGTGATCGCGTTCTTGTAAAAGATGCTCCAGTTTCTACTGGGATTGGCTCTGCTGGATCAACTCAACCCGCCAACGGTATTTATACCGTAGTTTCTGCTGCTGGCCCGATTACTCTTGCCCGCGCAGTTGACATGGACACATGGGCGGAAGTACCTGCCGCGTATGTATGGGTTGAAGAAGGAACTACAAACGCAGATACTGGGTATGTTTGTACATCTAATACTGGTGGCACATTTAAGACAACCGGCATTACATTTACAAAGTTCGCTACATCTACTGGTCTTGCAAGTGGTGTTTCGGGTGGAACAACTAACTCAATCGTTTATCAGTCAGCTCCATCGACAACAAGCTTTATTGCCACTGTAAACAGCGCAATATTTACGACTAACGGCTCTGGTGTCCCTTCATGGTCAACATCGGCAATCGCAGTTGCAAACGGCGGTACTGGCGCTCTTACATTTACAGCTGGATATCTCAAGGCTAACGGCACAACAGCATTCACCACTCTCGCAACTATTCCTAATACAGACGGTGGTACTGGATGGAACTCTTCTGGTGTTACTGGTATACCTTACATTGCCGCTGGAGTTTGGGGCTCTGCAACTGCAGCTAACATAGTAGGTGTCATCTCCACAACTGCAGTAACTAACGCTACAAACGCTACCAACCTTCTGATTGGAACACAGTATCAGATTCCTTATCAGTCAGGTACAGGAACTACTACTTTCGCATCAGCAGCAGCTAACTCTGTCCTCGCAACAAACGGTTCAAATGTCCCGTCCCTAGTAAGAACACTCCCTGCTCTGCTTTCTGTTTCAACTGCTGCTACAGTATCAGCCGCTGGATCTACGCAGGGTACCGCAACCGTTCTAGGTGCTGACGTCAATATTGTAACAACAGTAGGCGCATCACAAGGTGTTCAGCTCCCAGTAGCAGTTGCCGGTATGAAAGTAACGGTAATCAATAAGGGTGCTAACATTCTTGCTGTGTACCCTGCGACTGGCGGAGCAATCGACGCTATTGCGACTAACACAGCGCAGAACCTTGCAGTTAACGGCATGCTTGAGTACACAGCTTCTTCAGCTACTCAGTGGTACTCAACAACTAACACAGTTATCCCAGGCGTTGGGTCTGCTACAAACCTCACAGGTGGCGCCGCTAACCCGACAGTAGTTTACCAGTCAACAACTGGTGTAACAGCTTATCTTGCGAACTCTGCTACTGCAGCCGTAATGATTCAAGCTGCCGCAGCTGCTGCTCCTTCATGGGTCCAATATCTGCCGACTTCTTATCTCGCACAGTTTACTGGCGGAGATGTAACATCTGCAGCAAATGGATCGGGCGTTCTGTCTATCGGAACAAACAAAGTAACCCTTACTCAGATGGCTCAGGTTGCCACGGCTACTATTTTAGGTAGATCTACCGCTGGTACTGGCAATGTGGAAGCTCTTACTGGCACACAAGCAAGAGCAATCATTGGATCGCCTAAGTCAGCAGTCTATACATGGACAAATGCTGATGGCGCAACAAAGACTATTGCTCACGGTCTTGGTGCAGTTGGAACCGTTGATGCGATTGTAAGAGTGTACGACTCAGCAGTTTCTCCAGCTAATGAAGTTTACTGCGATGTAACACTAACAGATGCTGCTTCAGGGACAATTACACTTAGTGCATCAGCAGCTCCTGCAGTTTCTTACAGAGTTGTTGTATTATTCATCGGAGCGTAATATAATACTAACTGTAGCTATCTTCCCTTAGAGGGTGAATAATGGATTTTAAGAAAAGACCTACTTATGTTAGTGGGAATTTAGAAATAGTTAGTGATAAGAATGCCAATAACGGATACTGCGGCCTGGATACAAACGCCAGAGTCGCGGTAGCCCGTCTTGCCTCAAATACACCTGCGGGCTTAGGCCTGCAGGTGCTTGCTGATAATCAAACCTTTGTCGAGTACATCCCAGCCATTAAGCTAAAGGCTACCACTACAGATGGCACCTCTACTGTTTTAACCACAGATGGTGGAGCTGCGGGTGCTAATCAGCTAATACTTGCTAATGATACAACTGTAACTTTCCGAGGGCAAATTGTCGCTCGTAATACCACATCCAATACAGACTCAATGGGGTTTGAATTTGCTGGTGTTATAAGACGGTCAACAAGTGCCTCAAACACATCTCTTATAGGAACACCATCTAAAACAACATTAGGTACAGATGGTAGTGCATGGACATTTGCTATAACTGCAGATACTACTAATGGTGGGCTCAAAGTGGCAGTAACTGGCGCATCAGGCAAAACTATTGTTTGGGCTTGCTCAATTCAATACACAGGGGTAACTGGATAATGCCTATTCATTTTGACCATACTGGCGACGGTATACTTACAATTAAATCTCCTGCAAGCGGAGTAGTAAGCTTTGAGGGCGCAGCAGCAGGAGCAACTCCTCCATATGTGCTTGATCTGGCCACACTAACGTATGGGTGGGGACTTACTGGCGTGACGCATGTCGCAGACTGGAGCAATGCTACACCCGTGGCGATTACGCCTAGCTGGTGGAGCTTCGATTCAAATACTACATTAGTTGGTGGATTCCCTAATACGTTCGGATATGCATTTTGGGATGGCCTTATATGGCGTAATGGCTTTATTGAATGCACACCAGGTCAGTTAGAAAAAGCTCCTTACCTAGTAGGCTCAAATGGTGAAAAGCAACTCATAGTTAAAAATGGGATTGATGCTCATCATTGGTTTAGTACCTCAGACAATACTGGCATGAACGTAATAGTATTGCACATGGCGTCTACTGAAAATATGTCTAAGTATTCTACTGGGGATAAAGTAGAAATCTTAGCAGAGACATCAGTTAGATATCCACTCGTGATAATAGCTACTGGTCATCCTCTGCAGGGTAGTAACGGTAATCACACAAGACGTGCTCATTCAGACGACTTGGCAGAAATAAATCCTGCATTTTTTGGAATGTATGGATATCCTTCATATAATAATTTCTCATGGGTATTCAGCTTTGTGGGACTTGATGATGAAGGCGCGCCAGAGCTTCCAGCGAGTTGGAGCTGGAGTCTAGAATCTCCAAGCACTTACATGCCAGCAGAAAGCGATATATATGGCAGCTGGGGCAATCAGCCTGTCCCCAACAAGAAAGGCATTCATAAGAGATATACTCTTTCTGAGGCGCAATATAAAGACGTAGAGAAGATCTACTATTTAGATCCGTTGCAAACTGGACCTGGACTATTTTCCGTTGAGGGGACTTATGCCTCATACATCGCTCTACAGGCCGCACGTCCGGCAAGAGGATGGTATGCATTAACAGACGACCCTACACGTCTAACTTATTGGAATGGACTTTATGGCTCTCCGGGAGTTCAGGGGATTACGGCCAGTAGACTAGCAACAGCCCCATACGTAGCTGGTACTAATGGTGAGAATAGAATAATTATCCTTGGTGATGATGACGGCAATGGCGAAATGGCTATCATCAAGATGCCAGGCATGACAGAGGCAGAGTTAGCAAATTCATTTGATGTGGACTACAGGATAGAGATTGATGGAGCATTATCAGATGGAGCAATGATAATCGCTGATGAGTGGCAATCTACTAGTACCAGAGTTCTTTGGACTAGTCCAATTGGTCCAAAAGACTGGGAAGGTGTTTGGCTCTCAGTTAGGCGCCATATGGTCCTTGAGTATTACGGACATCCCAGAAGTAATGTTGTTCCAAGGACATCGCATCCATGGTGCGCAGTGGGATTGCATGGTCTACTCCTGTCTACACAAAATCATGATGGGTGGGGCAACTATGCTGAGCAGAATTTAACTACAGGGTTCATGCAGCGATTCACTCTGAATGAACGTCAATATAGAAGTGTGTTGGCTGACGCTGGATTCCAAGATGTAAACATGGATGGAGCCTCACAGTCTAGTGTAGACATTTCAGTTAATACAAGTCCATTTACCTATATATGCGATCTGAATGATGTAAATATTATCCATAAATTTCATGGTATTGATGACCCTAGTCTTACGATTAAACTCCCAGATAGTGCGAATAACAATATGGAGAAGTGGAAGTTTCATTTCGCTCATCCTGTTACTCCTAAGTTTACGACAGTATCTGGAGCAGCACTGTTAGACGGCAATACAACTGTGACTCCACTATCAAGGTGTAAAAGTGGCGGAACATATATAGAGTTCCAGTCAGCTTCAGACGCTGGAAGCATGTGGTCTTCTATCAATAACTCTACCAAGGAAGAGAGAGTTTTTGAACTTGATCCATATACAACAGGATGCTGGGCAAACGATAGAGGCTCTGTATCTAGCTGGACACTTGTGCCTTCTCCTGTTCCTGGAGACTCTTGTTATGATACTGGACTAGGAGCTTACCATTACTTTAAAGGTGGTGTAGGATTTGAATCTTGGGGATCACAAAACCCAGCACTCGCTCCTTATGTTGCTATGTCAAGTGGCGAAAATAGAATAAGACTAGTGAATAAAGCAGCAGGGATACAGGCTGGCTACGGTATCGCATTTATTGTTCTGCCTAGTGTAGGCTCTGGAAACGCAACAATAGAAACTATAGCACAGCATCTTACTTATGATGAGCCTTTACATATAGACACTGCATATGAACAAGAGTCTCGTGGAGCCTGTATATTAGCTGGGAGTTGGACCAATACAGAATATGCAGCACAGGGGAATGCCAAACAGTTACATAAAAAGTATCCATCTATTCCTGGGTTTTGGGCACATAGAGCTGGCGATGCATTTAATGGTGGCGGGTTTGAATTCAACGAGAATACGCATATATCATTCGAGCCATATCCAGATGACTCTACAGAACTTCCAGGCGCAAGAACAAGAATAAGATGGTGTCCTACTGCAGGACTAGGCACACTATTTAAACGCCCTAATGAGGGTGTAACAGACGGATGGGGGAATAGAGTAGATATAGACAGAAATGGATATGCTACAAGATATACTCTTAGCGATAGAGAGTGGGAAGATTCTGCGAGTAAATTATATACAGAAATAAAAACTAGAGACTTTGCATTAACATCAGTAGCTCCGTATGTGATATCTTCAGAATGGGACCTATTGCGAGATGACTTATTCACGTATGAGGCTCAGGCTAATGGAAAGAAAACTCATCTTGTTATAGATCCATCAACAACAGGCGATACGAACCTATACGTTGGCGATGCTCACTTTGAGATGCCAGACTGGTCTTGGGCGAATGTTGGCACTAAGATAACATTCTATAATTATACTAATAATGGCGGTAGACGCTGTATTATACATGCTGCTTTGGGAAATAGCTTTGGTGGTCCATCTTATCTATTTCCAGATGATGGTGTGAGACAATATTATGTACATCCGACTAACTCTGGAGTGGGAATAACATTTACCCAGACAGGTAGCGGATGGCAGGCACAGCCTATTAATATGGGCGGAATGGAAAAACGTGGATGGGGCAATGGTCCTGACCTCTTAACTCTTGATGGCGAGCCAGCAAGATGGACACTGACACAGCAGGAATATAACTGGCTATCTGATCCATCAATACAGATAATTGATTCTACTGCAGGCATAAACTGGACAACCTCATTTGACTTGCGTCCATATCTAGGGAAGGTTATCCACCTTGACTTAGACGTATCAAATAGAACTATGTGGATAGACAATATTGGCAATGGCGGCTTTGTTCACATATACGCCCATGACTATAATGACCTAGGATATAAACTGACATTAGATCCCACAATGGGAGGAGTTTATCCTGGCAATAAGATCAATGGTGTTGGCACTTTAGAATTACCAGTAAACTGCTGGATAACACTCATGGTCAACAGTAGTACGAATAGGTTATACTATATTATTGCAGCCTCTCATGCAGATATGATTAACGGAGCCAATACGGCGGGTGGAGGTGGAGGCTCACGAAACATAGATGGCGGTTCGCCTGATTCAATTTATTTAGCTTCACAAGTTATAGACGGAGGAAATCCTTAAATGGCAGATATTATTCAAATACGTGGTGGTACAGCTGCAGCATGGACCGCAGCCAATCCTATTCTCGCTAATAAAGAACTTGGCGTAGAAACTGACACTAACTTTATGAAGATTGGCAATGGTGTAACTGCCTGGAACTCCAAAGCATATATCTCATTTGGCATTGCCGAGGCTCCGTCAGATGGCAAGTTCTATAACAGAAGGAATGCAGCATGGGTAGAACACCCTGGTGACGGGATAGGGTTTAACTCGTACCTTGCGGATGTTACCTTAGTCACAGGATTCCTAACTATAGCTAACTCTCATATTGTTAAGTTCCCTACAGGGGGAGTTTTCGCAGACACAACGAGTGAGTACACATTAGCCGCATCATCTGGCACACTAACATTGACAGACGACAGTCTTAATATCCTATGTGCATATTACAATGGAGGTACTCCAATCTGGCAGGTAGTTACAGATATGGACCTTATTGATATGCAAACAAGAATTCCTTATTGTAGAATGTTCAAAAGAACAGGATCTACATTCATGCATACTCAGGGGTTCTGTGAGCTTAATACGAATGTGGCAGACAGAATTGTAAATAGACTAGTAAGAACTAACGAGTATGCTCATGAGGCCGGCCTTACATTGTCAGCATCTGCTGGTAATTACTTTATATCAGCAGGAGAGGTATGGGTTGGTATAAATGAAATCAATCTTGTAGCAATAGATGCTAATACGAATGATGGCTTCTTTGATTGTATGTATGCGCCTACTTCACTCGGGACATTCAATGCTGGAACCACATATGCGAAAGGTGCGAGAGTAACTCAGTCAGCAGTAGATTATATCTCCTTGCAAGATGGCAATGTCGGCAATACACCTCCTAATTCAACTTACTGGTCGACATCAATCTCTTCTACATGGGGAGTTCCAAAGGCTGCATCTGGAGCAGATCCATTACTTGACAATGCTCATTATATGGATCCTATTGGCACAGGGCTAGTACCACTAACTGCTGGGTACTGGAATATAAACTGGATTTATCGTGGTGTAGAAGCAGAGACTCATACTTACCGAGTTCTGGATACTGCTCAGTACCAATCTAGTGCTCTTGCACAAACAGCAAGTCCTCCTAACTCATTACCTGCATTAATTACATCACATGCTATACTAGTGGGTCGCGTGATAGTACAACAGGGACAAACTACTGGCTATGTCATAGAGGATTCCCTGACAACTAAATTCTCCTCTGGGGCAAATGTTACAAACCATAATATCCTTGGTGGCATACAGGGCGGTACTACTAACCAGTATTATCATTTAACATCTGCACAGAATACTCTCGTCGCTGGAATGACAGGACTAGACAGAGGTGGATTTGCTTTTCCTTACTCTTATGATTTTTCACTGACTACGACTCCTGCTTCTGGAAAGATTAGTTTCAATACAAATACAATCACTGCTGTAACTACAATGTATATGAATGAGACTAATACAGATGGAATCTTATGGGATGCGCTTATAGATACACTCCAGCAAGATAACTGGATTTATATTTATAGCAGGGTTAATCCAGCTAAGTATGCAGCATTCAAACTGTCAGCAGCATTCACATCTGGGGCTGGGGTAGATACAATACCAGTAGTCTATCAGTTTGGAGCCGGCGGAAACTTTACTGACGCAGAGGCTCTTGGGCTTGCAGTTGAACTCCTTTCTCCACCATCGGCCATTAATCCCGCAACTGAGACCTTGGGGGTCGCAGCTGTAGTAGGAACGTCGATTAAATATTCGAGAGAAGACCATATTCACCCACTGACAACTCCTGGTGCAACTACTCAGATCCTTTATAATAATGCCGGAGTGGGGGCAGGAGATGCCAACCATATATGGGACTCTGCAAACAAGAGAGTAACTATAACAGGTGGATCTCTCGCTCAGACAGCTATAGCCAACCCAACAGCAGTAGCCTCAACATTGCTACAATATGTCGGTGATTTTGGCGGAAGGTTAATGCCTAAGTTTATGGGACCTTCTGGTATGGACTGGCCAGTCCAGCCTCACTTTGGGTTCCAAAGAATAGTAACACTAACTGCAACCGGCTCAGCAGCGGCAGTTTATGGAGCAGCAGCTTACGCATTGACCGGTGGGACAATAGCTTATGTAGCTCCCACTACAGGGTCTGTGGCTAATCAATGTGCAAAAATATCCCTGCCTACTGGCACAACAGCTGGAACTGTGGCTTATTATCGTCCGCCTGCTGGAGACGCACAGTGTTACTTAGGAAATGCCGCAGGTTCGGGCGGATTTACATTCATGGCGAGATTTGGAATGTCTGCACTTACTACTGGTAACCGTATCTTTATTGGGCTTGGGCCTCGTGTTACCTCTACAAACGTAGACCCTAATACAATACTTAATCAGGTGGGCTTATCAGTTATAGCATCTACTGGAAACTGGGCAATCACAATGAACAATGGTTCAGGCACAGCTACTGTCACCACACTCTCTTCCCCAGCTATCGCACTGAATGCAACTGACTTAATTGAGTTAGTTATGTTTGCTGCACCAAACAGCTCTACAATAACTTACAGAGTTACTAACTGGTCTACTGGTCTCCAGGCCACAGGAACATTAACAACAAAAGTCCCAGCAGTGAATACTGTACTAGTCCCTCATGCATGGCTAACGAATAACGCACAGGCAGCCGCTTGCACAATGTGGATAAATCGTATGTATCTGGAAACAGATTACTAATAGGAGTAAATCATGGGAAATTATAAACAAGAAAAAGTAACAGGGTGGCAACGCTCTAAGCAGGTTATTATTAAGAATGACTATAAGGTCGTTCCTACTATTGAATTCACAGAAGAAATGGTAGTCGAAGTTGATGGTGCGCTTATTAACAAGAAAGATGTTGGGACAGTAGGAACATCTCTTAAAGACCCTAGCATGTCATTCGATCTTCTTAATCCTGAAAATGATCAGATTATCGGTAAAGGAAACTATGGACAGGCATATGTTTTGCTCTATAGCATTTATCGCCATCTTGCAGACAAGAGAGATATAAGAGATTTAAAATGGCCAATTTTAGTTAAGGCTAAGGAAGAATATGAAAAGGCCGTGAAGCTTGCCGCTGAGGCTACTGCTGCTTACGCAAAGGCGAAGACGTCATTTGATAAAGACCCAAGCAGTGGGACATTAAGCAATGCTCTTTCTGTTGCCTTAAATGAAAAGACATCAGCTGATAACATAGCACAAGATAAGAAGTTCATAATGGACTCAGCACAAGAAGCATTTGATACAGCTAGTGATTACCTGTAATGAGAAAATATTGTGAACAGTGTGGATATAGCTGGGTGAGTAATGATGCTATTACTTGCCCGTCTTGTGGCTGCACGAGAATAACGGGATAGGAGTTAACATGCTAGCAAGCGTAAGATATGAAAAGGGACATGGTAATACTTCTATATTCGCTAGAGCTAGAAATCAATCTGGTCAGGTCTATAATTTTATTACAACTACATGGGTGGGAACTGAAGGATCTGCTACTAAAGTTTTCTTAACTGAGTATGCAGACGGAGATCCAATAGACTCGCTTTACTCTGCCGATGTTGCTTTTCCAAATTTAGAAAGCATACAAGAAGTTGTAGACTCTTCAAGTTCACTCGTAATAGGATCTGGTGTTTATAGCCCTGTGTCAGCTTCTGGTCTCACACTCGCAGAAATAGAATCATCTCTCGTACTTGCGAAAGAGTCATCTGTAAATTTAGCAGTTAAGTCAAATGACACAAGACTGGATAACCTTGATGCTAAAATAAGCCTTACAGCCACTTACTCACAGGTAGATAGCATATTTATACCGCTGCTTGATGCACTCGTTGCCATACAAGACAATACAGGTAACATTAATACTGACCTCACTGATATCGCAGATGCCCATTTAGGCAACTGGGAGATAGCTGGCACACAGATGATATTTTATCGGCGTAATGGTGTTGAACTTATGAGATTTAATCTCACAGATAAGTTCGGCAATCCATCTGACCACAATGTATTTAAGAGGGTGAAAGCATGAGCTTAATAACACAAGGATTCGGCGCTGATATAGAATATGATGCCCCAAGCCCTAGTGGAGCTTTCCCTGTTGTAACAGACCCTAGAGAAGCTGCTCCGCCAATAGGAAACTTCCCAGAGCAAATATTACCACATGAGCCAGTAGCACCAGAGCACGGACAATTCGGGTAAGGAGATATCATGGCAGAAACTATTGTATTTAATCTACCAGCACCAGGGCCATATGAGGATCCAGCTTTTGATATGCTGTGGTTCCAGTCTGTTGATGGTATAACATGGGATGCTGTCCCAATTGATACTACTCTTGTATCTGCATTGCCAATCTCCCCGTTAGGACAATTTGTATGGGCCAGCTTGTTAGCAGATGCATCGAAGTATCATAGAATAAAATCTAGAACACAACTAGGGATTGAGAGCGCATCAGCTATAGTGCTCCCTCCTAGATCCCTAATAACAGCATCTCCTATTACAGGGATGTCTCTTACAAATGATGCCATTTATGCACTTGGTGACACGGTCGAGTTTGTGTTAAATGTTGATGCAGATAAAGTAGCGTTACTGGGTCCGCAGTTATCGGTAGAGATAATCGACACACATAACAATACGATAGCTTCATTGATAGCGGATCAACTAGGGACTGTTTATATTGCATCATGGACTATACCTTTAGGTCTTGGGCAGTTCTACAACCCAACTCATATAACTGAGACCGGTGAGCCTATTTATTTTTACCTCAGGGATAGATGGTTGCTTAACGGTAGCTCTATGGCATTTGACTTTAAGGTTGAACGTGCACTAGAGAACCCAGCAGAGGATAACTCATTAATACAGGTAATGATAGAGGGAGTTAAGTCTGTTACAAATACTCTGTGTGAGAAAGCTGCCCTTATCTTTATGACTAAGTGTAAGCCATTCTACTGCACTGTTACAGAGGTTAAAGATCTTTACAGAGAGTTTCTTGGTAATGTTGATAACTTCTCAGTTGCAAGACATATATATAATATATCAAAAGTAATTGATCTACATATGGCTCCTCAGCAGATTAATCGCCAAGAAGCCTATGACCTAGCTGTGAGAAACTATACTAAATTCCAGGCAGCTATCCAACTCCTTACTCCTATGATGCAAACATCAAGCGAGACTAAAGAGCTTGATACTTTTAAGATCTCAAGAATGATACTAGATCATTTAGAGGCAGAAGCAAAACGCTATGCATTATTTATCTGGGCTGGAGGGTTCGATACACCGTTCCTTACCAGACGCTTTGAGAAGGGTCTGTGGGATCCATCTCGCTTAGTTATAGGCAGAGCCAAGCTCGACACATCAGATCGCTTCCCATGGGTTAACAAGACCTCTGGTAACACATTGATGAGAGTAGATGGAGAAGATATCGAAGTACGTGGAGAAAGAACTATTTCTCTTAACTCTAACCCAAGATTCGACTATAGCAACTTGATCGGTCTAGAGAATCCAGAGGGCTTATGGTTAATCTAAAAAAGGAAATGGAAATACTCCTCAGACACACCTATGATCTATTTGTCGTAAGGCACATAGGACAGACTAAGTGTAACTGCTGGAGAGCACCAGCTAACGTGCCAGATCCTGAGTGCCCTAACTGTGAAGGTATGGGTTGGTTATGGGAAGAGTTTCTAGTTAAGGGTAAGCTATTCTGGATCCCAGCAATGGTTGCTCACGGACAAGACTTCACATATGGTATGTCATATTCTAACCTCGTAACTATTTATTTTAAAACAGATGAATTAAGCTTGGACAATCTCAGGATCAGTGATAGAATATTCTTAGTAAGAGCAGACGAGTATGGTGAGGTACTTGAACCGATTCAGAGAACCCGTAAGTGGCAGGTTACAGACGTTTATGACTTCCATGAGCAGGACAATAAGTTTGAATTTTTCAAAGTATATGCCAAACCAGAAGTAGTGTAGTTATTAACACTTGACGCACCAGGAATATATATGACTAATGATAAAACATTTGCTAAAAAGATCTTTATAAACATACAAGAAACATTAGCACTTCCTGGTCCAGACGAGTTCCCTCCGAGCGAGGGAGATGTAACAAGCGTTAATGATTTCATGAAACTGCTAGTAGAAGCAAATGATATATATGCAAAGACTTTTGCTATACCAGATACTCACAAGTTGGTAATAGCCGAAGAAGTCCCCAGAGAAATAGTC